CTATCTGTCTGGTCTTGACAAGTATAGCGGTCTACTAGAAATGGCTGTTAATCACGGTTTGATCATTCAAACTGGCGCAACATATACTAAGCCAGATGGCACGAAGCTCGGATATGCAAAGAACTTCACCAAAGATAAGAAGTTCTATGAAGATCTGATCCCACTTCTAGATAAAAAGCTTGAGGCTGCTTACAAATACGGCAATACAACCGGTGAGGCGCCTAATGCTAAAGACGAATAATCTTAAGATCGGGTTTAATTGCAGCTCTTTTGACTTGTTACACGCTGGGCATGTAACAATGCTGAAGATGGAGAAACAGTTATGCGATTATCTCGTGGCTGCTCTCCAGGTTGACCCCACAATTGACAGACCGGGTATAAAGAATAAACCAATTCAAAGTGCTTATGAGCGGTATATACAGCTTCAAGCCTGCAAATATGTGGATGAGATTCTAGTTTATGAAACAGAATTTGATTTGCTTCAGCTTATCAAAACGCAGACCATACATATTCGATTCTTGAGTGAAGAGTATAAAGATAGAGACTTTACTGGTAAGCAGTATTGCTTGGATAACGGTATTGAAATACACTATCATAAGCGGCAGCATGTATATTCTTCAAGCGAGCTTCGAAGCCGCACTGCTAAATTTGAAAATTTGAAGGATAGTAGTAGCAATATTGTAGTACCCCCTCAATACTCCCCGGAGCTTACAGAGATTTCACATGAGCCGAAATAAGATTGTAGTACCTGTGTCAGGCGGAATGGATAGCGTGGTCCTTCTGCATAAGGCTATTGAGAAGGTTGGGGTTGAAAATGTATTTTGCTTGACATTTAATTACCAGCAAAGACATAATCGAGAATTAGGTTGTGCATTAGATCAAATTCGAGAGGTAGGCTGTCAGGGGCGCTCGCGAACAGTTGATGTTAGTTTCATTAGAGACCTAGCACCCACGAGTAGCTTAACCAATGACAATATTGATACCCCGGATATTCGTGAAATTGCTGGTGAAGCTCAACCGAAATCTTATGTACCAAATAGAAACATGATGTTTTTGAGTATTGCTGCTTCTTATGCTGAAGCTGTTGGTGCAGTGACAGTATATCATGGTGCAACGAAGGTAGATAGTCTTGCGGGCTATTGGGATGCAAGTCCAGAATTTTTACCAGCAATTAATGCAATTCTTTCTTTGAATCGCGAGACACGTATTACTATTGAAGCACCGTTAATTGGGATGGATAAGGCAGATATTATTAAGGAGGGTGTGAGGTTGAAAGTTAAATTCAGCAAGACCTATACATGCTACTCTGGGGAAGAACTTTGTGATTCTAATTCCCCAAGCAGTGCGCTAAGGATCAAGGGGTTTGCCAATGCTGGTTATATTGACCCGCTTCCATATAAACAAGATTTATCACACATTTGGAAGAAATATAACTGTAGAAAAATAGAATACGACACTTATAATACATAAATGTGCGGTATATTTGGTGCCACAGAACGAGAACGGTTCCTTACGCTTTACAATTTAAATCGTGAGAGAGGAACATTTGCCACCACACTCTGTTTTGTCACACAAAAAGGAGACATGATCGTTCACCGGTGGAGTGGACCAGTAGATGCAAAGACTGTTGATAAAAAGTTTGATGAAGAAGGGGAGAAGGTCTTATTTTATGTAGGTCATACGCAAGCGCCTACGTCTGCAAAGAGAAAGTATTCAAAAGACACATCACACCCCTTCACTTCTGGTAATTTTACTGTAGCACATAATGGTGTGTTAACAAATTTTACAGATCTTATATCAAATTATAAACCGACGTGGAGCAACCCTGTAGATTCGAGCATCATCCCATACATGTTTGCACTGCATGAAGAAGAGCGCAATACAGAGAATAATATTGCTGCAATTACAACATCTTTAGGTCAACTTGAAGGTACTTTTGGATTATGGATTTACGATTCAAATCGAAGAACAATGTTTTTAGCGAGATGTGGCAGCACACTCTTTGCCAATGTCTTAACAAATGAATTTAGTAGTATAAAATTTAAGAATAGTGAACCGCTTGAAGAGGGTCATCTCTACCAGTTAACACCTGAAGGTGTAACTTCAGTAGCGTTGTTTGACTTTAATAGTCCTTTTTTTACGTAATTAGACCGAGCTAAACTTATCGAAATCATCAAACCCGCTAGCACGGTTCCATGTGCCAAGATCTCTCAGAATATCTACCGGGGTTTGGTCCTCGCCACCATCAACAGTAGGTATTTCACCTGTTCCTTCACCTTCCTTGCTAGCAGCGGCATCCGATTTAACAAAAGCGTTTTTAAATTTTAAACTGTCAACAAGGTCACCCACAAACTCTTTATCGCTAGCTTTTTGTGCATCATAAGCTTGCATTATGGCATCTCTTACTGCAGACACAAACTCTGGTGAAGAGTATAGATCTTTGCCTGCTATAACACTGATTTCATCAGGCATCTCTGCATAAACTTTTTGAAATTCGGGAATAAATTTAGCAGCACCTCTCACGTAAGTATCTTCTGTTGAAGCAGCTGCAGGAGCGGCAGGTGCATCAGCTGTCTTCACAGCTTGTTTGACCTTAATAACACTCTTCACAGGTGCAACAACACCTTTGCCACCCACTGCATAATCTCTATAAAACCCACCAAGATTGGCGATCACACGGGCTGTATAGCCTTTGAGTGCATCACTGCTGGGAACCTTTAATTCAGGGTTACGAATCTTCAAATCATTCAGGGCCAATTTAACTGCATCTTTGATTTGCTGTCTGAATTGGTCTTCATTTGTTGAAGGGTTGACATAACCAACCTCTTTGCCGTTAATCACGGCCTGTTTCTGCTTGAAAAGCCGCGGAAAAATTGCCGCCGTCAACATATCTGCAGCTTCCTCTTTTGAAATGTTGAGACTATCCGCAATAGCACCAATCAAATAACCACCCCCGGGTGCTGTACCTATTTTCTTCCTAATTTCAGGCTCACCGCCACCTGCCCAATCTGTGCCAATATCGAGTTCATTGATAAGAATATTTTGCTTGTAAGCTTCAAAGATTAGTTTAGAGTCATTATTCATAGATACTTGATTATTTATATGTTTCTAGTATAATTTTAATGGTATGATTGCTATATACTCCCTAAGTCCATTGAAATCTCGCTGTCTTCTAGAAGAAACTCTGCCACTCTCAGACGATGTGGTGCTCAATGTAAAATACAATAATACTACCGTTGGCCTTTGTGAATATTATAATTCTATTATTGAAAATGAAGAGAATGACAAGTATGATGCGGTAATTTGCTGTCACCATGATATATCTCTGCGATATGCAAATTTCCAAACAGGGGTCACAGATGCTCTCAAGCTTTACGATGTTGTTGGAGTTGCTGGTGGCAGAGCTCCAAAAGTAATAGAAAAGAATTTATGGCATTGGATGACACCCAGAGAAGAATATCGCGGAATTGCTGCGCATGGTGATTCTATTCATAATATGTTTGTGACAAACTTTGGTGCAACACCAAGCCGGGTAACTGTACTTGACGGTGTGTTCCTGGCATTTAATACTAAAAAAATTCGTAGAACTAAAGCACGTTTTGATGAGAAATTTATGTGGCATCATTATGATATAGATTTTAGCTTGACTTGTAACGCAAATAAGCTTAAATTAGGTGTGTGGCCTATTCTAATCTATCATCAAAGCCCGGGGCTTCGAGATATGAATAACGAGCACTGGAACAAGAGTAACGAGTATTTTAGGAATAAATGGAGCTGAACGAAAAGAAAGTTTTAGATTTAGATTTCTATGAAACGGTTATTGCTTATAACTGTTTGCTGGACTCTACGTACCTATCTTCCATTGTAGATTACCTGGATGTACGGTTTTTTAAAAATCGAGATATTAAAAGTATTGTATCGATTATCATTAAATTTTTTAAAGAACGCGGCACAGTGCCAACACAAACTGAAATCAAAGCCTATCTTGTTTCAGATGATCTCAAAGAGAGTTTCAAGCGAATGGTCGGGCTGTTTATTGATATTGATAAAAAATTTGATAAGACAGAATTAACTGACAATACAGAGCTTTTCTTGAAAGAGAAAGCTGTCTATCATGCTTTGCTGGATGCTGCAGAAAAACTGGATTCCAAGCAACTCAATACAGCTGAATTGTTAACAAGAATTGAGAAAGCTGTTGGTGTTAATCTTTCGCAAAACATGGGCATAGAACTTTTTAGCGAGATTGATGATTTTATCAAAGATTTGCATAGTGAAGAGCCACATATTAAAACGGGGTGGAAATGGCTTGATAATAAACTGGGTGGTGGGTTTCTTGAAAACGGAAGATCGCTGTATGTCTTTGCCGGTGAAACGAATGTTGGAAAGAGTATCTTTCTCGGTAATATCGCCACCAATATAGCTCTCTGTGGAAAAACAGTGCTTCTAATCTCTCTTGAGATGAGTGAAATGATGTATGCGCGAAGACTTTCCTCCTCAATAACAAGCATACCGCTGAGCCATCTTAAGGCAGAATCTGATAACCTCCGTCAACTGATTACACAGATAGCTCAAGGCAAAAAATCTAAAATTATTATTAAAGAGTTCCCACCATCAACACTCACACCGCATCAGCTCAAGAGTTATGTAAAAAAACTTATTCAAAGAGGCATCAAGCCAGATGCTATAGTTTTAGATTATTTGAACCTACTGCATAGCCCATTAGGTAATAACAGTTATGAGCGTGTATTGTATGCAGCACAACAGACTCGTGCTCTAAGCTACGAATTAAACTGTCCAATTATTTCTGCCACTCAGTTGAACAGATCTGGATATAATGTTGATAATCCTGGTCTTGAGACAATTTCTGAGAGTATTGGTTTGGCTACAACATCAGATGCAATTGTATCTATTTGGCAGAAAGATGAAGATAAGGAACTTGGCATTATTAACATAGGCATGTCAAAGAACCGCTTTGGTCCAAACTTCGGAAGCATAGCACTCAAGATTGACTACAACACTCTGCAAATTACAGAAGATGATACGATCAATGAGAGCGAAGAGGCACGTGAGTTCTCCAAAACATTAACCACTTTGAGTGAGACATAAAGTCACAATAGGCGGGATTTTGCATGTTAATGTGATAAATCCATTACGATATGAATTTCAACAACATACACCGCGAAGAAACAGATCACTTGTTTAGATCTTTTTGCAGCTTTGTGTGTATATCCTTCAATAAAAAATACAATCTTGCCAATATTCTATTGCTATATCTGCAAAACAAAAATATTAAGAACTTATTCAAAGCAATATTAGATATTGAAAGTGATGTTCTAGCAGTTAAAATATTCTTAGAGTTTGACCCCTCGCTATGCAAAAGCAAATACATCATGAAGTACCTGAACAGTCACAGATCTAGATGATTTCGGAAAAAATAATCTACAATACATTCTTAAGAATTTCTCGCACCCAGAGTGGGCTTCCGTTTAGGTTGAGAAAACAGTGGCATGGCTTTGAAGAGACCCCTTACTATCCACAAGTTATAAGATTAAAAAACTTTTTCACCCGAAATAGGAGTGTTGATATTATGGAGTTTTTCAATGCACCATATACTGTCTATCCAGGTGAGAGTGGATTTGATCTTACTTTTTATTCATCACCAAAAGCAATCAAAGTATACACAATAGCTCAAAAGAAAAAATTATTGCTACCACCAGACGATACTTACCATCTGAACAATATTGCAAAAGGACTGAAATATATTCAGAGATTCTGCTCAGATAAAGGCACAGCTGTCACTGACTATATTAATCATAAGGAAGGCATTCAAAGCAGTTATATTGTCCATCTCAAGGAACGAAAGATCAGCATCTACAATCTATTTGCTTTTGGTGATTTCGAGCGAAACTTCAGCCAGCATGACCCAGATCTATTAAGATTTACATTAGGAGATATCTACGATAATATAGCAGTGTTCAGAACTAAATTCTTGACTAGTAAGTCGGCAAAACTGCTGGCCAAGCAAGGGCTAGAAAAAATTAAAAATAATAACAAAACTAGTTGATTATCTCTAAAAAGCCATTAGTATTAATTAATATGAGTACAATTACCAAATCGATGTTCGAGAGTATTAAAACAGCTCTCGTTAAAAATAATCCGCAACAATCTCGCAATAAGGATATTCTGAAGTGCGAAGTGGGGAATACTTACACTGTTCGTCTTATTCCCAATACTGCTAATCCTGAGAAAACTTTCTTCCATTACTATACGTTTGGATGGACTAGTTTTTGCACAGGTCAATATGTAGGCGCTGTGAGCCCGTCCAGCTTTGGTGGTCGTGATCCAATTGCTGAGTACCGCTATAAAATTCTTAAGACTGGCACAGAAGATGAGAAGCAAAAGGCTCGTGCTATTCTTCGCTCTGAGAAATGGCTTGTTAACGCCTATGTTATCAACGATCCTGTTACACCTGAGAATAACGGTAAAACCATGATTGTCCGGTATGGCAAACAGCTTCATAAGATTATCATGGATGCTATTGAAGGTGAAGGTGCTGAAGACTTTGGTCTCAAGATCTTTGATCTCTCTGAAAAAGGATGCAATCTCAAGATCAAGGTTGAGCAGCAAGGTGATTACCCAACCTACGTGAGTAGCAAGTTCACCATGCCCAAGGCAATCGAAGGATTGGATAAATCCAAAGTGGATGATCTCTACAAGAGTATCATTGATCTTGAGGCTGTATTACCTGCAAGAAGCTACGATGAATTGAATAATATGCTTGCCGAACATTACTTCTGTTCTGCAGAGGCTACAGCAGAAGCAAAGCCAGCTGCAAAAACTACAGCTGCGGCCAAGCCTAAGCAGGATGCACCTACTTCAGGAAAGAACGCTGAGGATTTGCTTGAAGATGATACTGTGAAGCAGCTTCTCGCAGGTCTGGACGGACCTAGTAGCTAATGGACGGCTTGGTAGATCTTTCACCTGACGATCCAAGAGCAAAAGAAGCTCTGATCGGTTTGATTGGCTCGACCTTTGCACAATTAAAGGAAATTGATAGCAATGTTGTTGGTGGTTCGAACAATATCAGAGCTTTAAAAACTGATGTTAAAGGCATGATTGAAAGCGTGGTGCGTCGGCCGCAACAACAACCTGCACCGATGCCTAACGTCCCGGCGGTGCAACTCACACCCACATATGTGTCTCCTGCCCCTACACATACCGTGGTTGCAGCAGGCATTAATGTACCTGTTCAATCAGCGCCACCGGTATCACAGGAAGATCCAAATCAACTTGTGTTTGATTTTAGTAAAAAAATTACACCAGATACAGTTAATGATAAGTTGGATAGAATTATATCCAAGCTAGATAGAGTGATAGAACTGTTTAAGAATTAATTGCATTCTATTGCCTTCTTACTATAATAAGACTGTGAATGTTTTTATACCAGATAAAAAATTATTTATAAATAGCTTTTTATCACCTATCAGCAAGATCAATGATAGCTGCGTAATTCATGTAAAAGATGTGGGGTTACAGTGTACTGTCTGTACAGCAGACTCCTCAGTCATACTTCATACGCATTATAAATTGCCACTCGACGTTGAAGAGCCCCTGTGTTTAAATATTGCTGATATTAAGAAAGTTGCTAAAGCTTTTGAATGTGTGAGCACTGATACTTTTACCTTTGCAATTGACCGTAATAATATTAGCTACAGCGGGCCAGAGATTAAGTTTAAATACCATCTTTTAGAGAATGGAATTATTACGCAACCGAAAATTAATATTGATAAAATCGATAATCTAGATTTTCCAATTAACTTCACTGTTCCATATAAAACTGTAATTGAGCTTCTCCGCGGTAGCACTTTCACAACTGAAAGTAATAAAGTTTATCTACATTCAAAGGACGGTAAAATTTACGGAGATTTAACTGACCGTGCAAGGCATAATGTTGACAGCATGTCAATTCCTCTGTGTGAATATGCGGGCCCAGAGCTACAAGATATTTGCTTGAACTTCGAATTGATCAGAATAATTAGTAGTGTGAGGGTGAAGCAGTTAGAATGTAAGATTAATCCAAAACTTGGAGTAATTCTATTCCAGGTTAATGATAATATTATAAAAACACGCTACATAGCCTCCTCTTTAATCAAATGAACACACCTAAAAATAAAATAAAAACTCCAGGATATTTCATGAAACGTCTACGCGATAACGGCTTCATTGTGTTGAAGGTGTTTAACGCGTACAGTACACATGATCCTCGTAGATGGACTGTGCTTGTTGATCCAGGCGGCTCATCAGTCTTCATCACATGCTTTACAAATAAAGACTTTATGAATGATGTCATGTTTGAACTAAATGATGGTGGTCTTCTATTCAATAAAAACTATAGTATTAAAACGGATAGTATTGAGGTTATTATCAAGTATCTTTTGGAACGCGGCGTAAACAATGATCCAAGAAAAAGCCCGTTCTATGCAGAGAGACCTAAATATAATCGTGAAGAACCCCAAAAAATCTAAAGGTGATAACATGGATAATAGCAAAGCTCAGCACACACATAAACAAGACAAGAAGCAAGTCGAAGAGCTTATCAGATCGGCAATGCAAGATTTTCTAGTTAGAAAATCTGGTTTAAATCTCGAAAAAACAAAAAATCTACAAAATCTTGTGTCTCTGATCTCTGAATACCTGAGTGCGTTTATTATTATTGGTTATGATGTTTCCGGTGAATCGGTAAACTTAGTACATGCTACAAACCAGATGGACGCTGATGCGCTTTCTGCAGCTATAAACAAGTTTCTCATTCATTCCACAAGCAATACACCTGAGGGTAAATGAATACAGTCTTATTGCTTGGCAAAGGATATATCGGGAACGGGTTAGAGCAGTATTTAAATTCAAAAAAAATTGCCGTTGAATCGCTTTCAAGATCGACGCTTGATTATACTGATCCAATCACGCTACAAAAATTTCTAGAAGAGCGTAGAGGTAAGTACGAAATTGTTATAAATTGTGCTGGGTTTACAGGTGCACCTAACGTTGATGGTTGTGAGCTCAAGAAACAAGACTGCTGGTTTTGGAATGTAATTGTCCCACGCAATGTGGTATTATCAGCAAATATGTTTGAACTGCCAGTATTACAGATTAATAGTGGTTGCATCTACACGGGGTATGAGAAAGAGTTTACTGAAGAAGACGAGCCAAATTTTGGATTGTTTAGCAACGAAAGTAGCTTTTATAGCAAATGTAAACATGCATGTGAAACAATTTTTCAAAATTGTTATGCATATAGTCTTCGTATAAGAATGCCGTTTGATAGTACCCCGCACAGAAAAAACTACCTGAACAAAATCTTTGCTTATAACAATCTTATTAGCGAACAAAACAGCTTAACAAGTGTTGAGGATATGTATGAATTTATTATGAAATTTCTCTTCCTTAGAAAAGGCATTCACCCGGGGCCAATCAACGTAGTTAATACAGGGTCAATCAATGCAAAGGAGATTGTCGAGATGATGCGTAAGCAAGGAATTAATAATCCTAATTGGAATTTTATTGACACAACAAATCTGAAGACGCAGGCTCGCAGGAGTAATTGTGTTCTTAGTACAGATAAGATTAGGGCATACAACTTACAATTGCCATCGGTACATGAATCCCTTGAAAGAGATATATCGAAGCTTGCTACTTACCTTCAATAAGCTGTCAAAGCCTGTTGAATGCGGCGTGTATGCCGTAGAACATGGTGACTTTGTTGGCGAATTCTTTGTTTATATCAGAACGCAACCCAACGACAGTTATGATTTTTTGAGTTTACCAAAAATGCTCTCCAGAAATGTACCGGCAGAGTCCTTTACTGCAGGAATAAAAAATAAGATCATATGTTTTGTCGAAAAGCTGCCGAGACCGATACACCAGCTCTGCGTTAAACAGTTTGATAATAAAGTGCCTAGAACACCTTTAACAGTGCATAGCTTAAAGAAGAACCACATTAAACAAAATTATTGATTGAATTATCTAGATTTGATATAAATAACATATATGGAATTTGTAAGACCAGTTCAGATTACTAGCCCAATAAGTGGACAACCTGTGCAACCTAAAATTGTAGAGCGTATTTACCAAGGAAAAATATATAAAGAATGTCACTGGATTGACCCGGCTAGCGGAACCTTCATCCGCAAAGGACTTGTTAGTGTTGAAGATGTTGGCACATCTGAAAAAAAAGATTGATTAGCCCGTATATTCCTGTATTATAAGTAAGTGCTGCTATCAGAAGACTATATTGTATCGAAGTTCTATCAATACGCAGGTTACCCCAAGTATAATAGACTCTCCAAAGCATATAATGGGTGCTGTCCAACATGTAGAGAAGGATCTTCATGGGGTAAGAAGAGAAGACTATATTTTGTTACACGAAAGAATTTAATTTTCTGTCATAACTGCGGCATAAGCATGCGACCTGCAAAATGGATTCAAAAAGTATCTAATCTAACTTACCCGGAGATCTTAAAAGAGAATAGCGAGTTTCAACCTGAAATATTAAATGTTGTGCAGGTATCTCTTCCTGAAAAGCCTGTGGTTGTGGAGAGCTTACCAACAGATTCTATAAACCTATTTGATAAGGCTCAGACAGATTATTATAAAGATAATATTCATATAAAAGCGGCACTTGAGTTAATTAAGAAACGTAGACTAGACACTGCAGTTAACCATCCCAAAACTCTCTGGATGAGCCTGTCAGACCCAGTTCATAAAAATAGACTAGTAATTCCTTTCTATGACGATTCTGATAAAATTATACATTATCAATCTCGCACTGTGCTTGAATCTAAGTATAAAAAACTTCCAAAATATCTATCAAAACAAAATAGTGAAAAGGGCTTGTTTGGTGTCAATCAAGTGGATGCTTCAGCAAAATATTTATTTGCAACAGAAGGGCCAATTGATGCGTTTTTTCTCAAGAATGGTGTTGCAGTAGCTGGTATCACAGAAGGCCGTGGTGCACTCCTAACAGATAAGCAGCGCGAACAATTGAAAGCATTTCCGTTGCATGAAGTAATCTGGGTACTGGACAATCAATGGATTGATCGAGCCAGTAAAAATAAAACTAATATTCTAGCCAAACAAGGTTATAAAGTTTTTATATGGCCGGAGAAATTAAAAGGGTTTAAAGATTTGAATGAGGTGTGCATTGCACATAAACTAGACGCAATATCAGATAAGTTTATTCTTAAGAATGTATACTCTGACGTAAAAGCGCGATTACTATTATCTCAAATTTCTTAGGCTTCGTCGCCAGAAATTAGATAACCTTTGAGCGATTCGTTTAGTGAGCTGAGCTCCATTGCAACACGAGCAAGTCTCTTCTTTTCACTATTAGAGATTTTTTCAAACAAGGTATTGCAGCTGCTAGCAGCCAATTGCGATTGAATGCTGTTACCATCAACACCGTTGATAAAATTAATAAATCTGCCAATCTCTTCAATCCATGTTGCAAGAGTTTTCTTTTGAGCTGCATTGTGTGCACCAATGGCTTGGTCAACTTGTTGTGGCACTTCTGTGTCTAGAGCTGCAGGATCTGTACCTTTATCGAGTTGTGCTGCCATGGCCTGTGCATCTGTTGGCTGTGCTTCTGCGGCGGGTGCTTGTGGTTCATCAGCCTCTAAAATGTGTAAAAACCGTTTCTCGAATAGACTCATATGGATATTTATTATTTATATGTTTATTTTACCTATTCCCATTAAATATATATGTGAAGAAAAAGTATAGTGTGCTTAACGAAGACTCAAAAATGCTTTATAATAAATGGGTTAGAGGTATAGCCACACGTGAGCTTCAGCCGGAAGTTATAACAGTTGACGATATTGTAAATCGTTTCAGAAATAACAACTCACAAGCCAGTCCCATTTACCCTTACCCCCTGGATAAAATGATGGATTTTATAGGTGACATATTCGTTAAATGTGCAGATCTTCGCAGAACACTTGCCATGAGCGTTAGCAACCCCCTCATAAAAGACAAGGCCGACAAGATACAAGCTGTCAGAAAATTGAACGACAAGATACAGAAGATGCAGGAGCAGCTGTTCTCTTGTACTGAAGAGTTAAACAAAATAGTTGAAAAATAACGTATTGTAGTTTAATATTATACATGTTTAAAAGACTAGCGCAGAGCCTGTCAATTACTTTTGCTGTCAGCACGGTATTTGCTTGGCCGTTTGTGTACCTGGGTGTAAGCTTCATAAGTGGGTTTGCCTTTTTTACAATTCTACAGTTTGTTGGTTTTTATTTTTATAGTGAGCATGTGAAACGCAGAGTGATGATTGAAGAGCAAAAGATAATTGCCATGCGAGAAGCAGAATTAAGTAAGCAAGGAGCAGAAGTAGTCTGCCCATGTGACCGCAATGTAAGGGCGTTCGTACCCATTCTACTCAATGGCAGAAACGAGTACACATGCCCTGGCTGCAGCAAAGAAATTAATGTTGCCGTAAACTTGAAAACGGCATTAATTACAACCCCCATTCTCGAAGATACCGACACAGTGATAAAGAATAACTTATTACAATAATATGGAAGTTGAAATCATAACAGTACCAGCAAGCCAGATTATGCCAGTATCTGGCTATGTTGCGCCACCTTCATATGCACGAGTAAAAGAAGAAGTGGAAGCTTTCTTCTTCTCCAAAGGTGCTCTAGCATATAAAATATACAAAAACGCTTACACAAGCTCTCTAGCAGATTCTGCTTCACCTGATGCATTTGTTGATGACTTTTTTACAGCTTTGGAGAATTCCATTAGACAACAGGTAAAAGAGAAGAATAATAGTGCCGAGCAATCCATTGTAATTAAAGAAGCTTTTAATATGCTGAGGAGTACTTTTGCGCTTCTACACAATGCAGGCGTGCATTTCGACCCGCTGACCTTTTACGGCACACTTGTCGCCTTTGTTCTCAGTAAATTCAAATAAACTAGTTGCACAGTTTAAGAAAAGCTAATATATTAGCTGTATGACAAATAAAGAAACTGTAACGATTCAAACCAAGAACGGGGATGTGAACATGAAGCGGATGGAATATGCAAGATGGCTCTGTTTACTGGAGGCCCTAGATTTAGTCAATAGAAAAGCACAAGAGCTAAGAGCTGATTTAAATTCTGACGATTTTTGGGTTAAACCATTATCTTTTCAGAAGTATATTGATCAGAGACTTGAAACCATGGTTATTGATATTGACCGGGAAGAGTTCAATATGAGCATTGGTGCTTCAATTCAAGCCAATAAAGATCTGTTTAAGAAGCCAGAGGAAGTTGAAGAAGTAGAGGAAGAAGAGGACATTGAGGTAGGATCAGAAGCTTGGGAGCCGCTAACTCCCAATTAATAGTAACCACCGTAAATTTCTGTATTATTAATTGACATATCAAATACAGTGTTGACGCTTGCAGTATCTGCACTGCCCGGGTAGCTACTGGGACGTAAGCCAAAGGTTGTGTCGCTACTAATGGAACTTGTGATGGTACCATAGCGAACATCATCATGCACCTGAGCACTACCGCGTTCCGGTGTGATGTTGGGTTCAAATGAATAATCAAAGCGCTTAGCTTTCAATAACCAGACATAATGACCCATCAAGGGGTTAATTTCTGAGTTTTCTTGATCCAGGCGTTCTGTTATTTCGTAAAGCTTACCATTTCTTTCCCCAGGTCTGTCGCTGCCGTATTCAGTTAACTGGAACACGTCACCAGATTTGGGTTCATCTTCGGGTGGAAATACTGCATAGAAAGAACTGATATGCATGTAAGCTGTACACTGCTCATCACTCATGTATCCAAATTTGCTCAAGATTAAAGCATTTTCAGATAGCTTTATAGCCATTATCACAGGGCGTGGGTTTTGAAATCTGGCTGTTGGTTGTTCGCCGTAAATGTTGTCTGCACAGAGTGTGCTGGTAGTGTTTTGATAGTACATGGCTTTTTGACCATACATATCAATCTGTTCTCTCCAGTAATTGCTAAAGAGATTTCTTTCACATTCATTATTCTCCTTATCAGTAAAACGCAACGTACTTGTGGTGTACTGCAGAGGGTATTTTCTGATACAATTAGAGCCTGTATACTTGTCTACGCTCATTTTAGTAAAACATATCCGTTAAGAGTGGGATCAAACTTCAATAAAATGCCAGTGTTGCCTAATTTTTTTGGTTCTTTGGCATTTAACCTGCTTATGCTGAACTGTTTGCAGAGCTTCTGCACTTCATCCTGGCTCAATGCTTTGCGGCCATTTGTTGAAGATTTTAAGGCATCAAACGATTGAATAGCTTTGGGATCTGGACGATGCATATCAGGTACTGTTTGTGCGTACTTTCTAAATCCCGGATCTTTGATAATCTTTCTATGTCTCTCTGTAGGTTTAAGGAAATTGGGACCAATATTAGTTGATAATGTACCAGAGTTCCATGTGGTAAATTCAACCATAGACTCAAGCTCTTCATTTAACACCCTATTAAAGATAGTGGAGAAGATATTCACAGTATTATTTATAAAAAAAAAGCCGTCATTAAGACGGCTTTTAAAAATTGATTTTTTTAAATTAGCTTATTGAAAGAAGCTTTGGTCGCCTTTTCCGCCACCCTTAATGACACCGCTAACAACGTTAGCTTTGCCTTTAACAGGTGTTGGTGCACCACCTTTGACACCAGAACCAACTAGTGCGTGGCCTTTGTCACCATCATTGCCAACTTTATCTGTAACCTTGCCGTCGCCACCTTTACCGTGACCAGCTTTTGTTACTGTGGAGTGAACCTTGTTATTCTTGCTTGTTAAGGCTTGGCCTTTGCTGTCTGGGAGCTCTTCAATTGCTGTGGCTTCACCAGCAACTTCGGCAACTTCAGCATTTTGAATTTCATCTTCTTCACCAGCATCTCCGCCGAGATCTTCACCGCCAAGATCCTCTTCACCCTTGTCTTCGACTTCAGCGCCGAGAACATTCATGAGCATGTCATGTAGCTTTTGTGCGACATCACGAGGAAGGGTCAGAGTTACCTCATCACCACCTTCCACTTTATCGCCGGCTACATCACCAGCTTCACCTTCGGGACCAGCTTGGATGCCAAGATCCAAGGCGTCGTCCTTCATTACATCTTCGTATAGTTTATCAAAAATTGATTTGCTCATACCATTATTTATATCCTCTGCTTCTGTTTTTTCAAGGGCTGAAGAAAATTTTTGTGGTGTATAATGATTGTCTTCCTTGGCTTTTTTAGGATCAATAGCATTCTTGTTGAACCCACTAGCAGCTGCGGGGCCAGAATCCTTATGAACAAAAGCTTTTGCATCAGATCCCTTGGCTGTAATCTTCTTTACATCAATTTTCTTGTCTTTTGCCTCAGGGAAGAATGGTAGCTTTGCGCCAGCCTTTTCTTCAACAACATCTGTGGGTTTCTCTGCAGTAACTTCTGTAGCTTTTGCCTTTTCATTGGCTGCTTGCTTCATGGAAGCGTAAACTGCACCTATATCTTTGATACTATTAACTCTTGTCATATATATGTATTTATACTAATTGATAAATAAAAATATGGCAGACAAGGAAAAATATTATCTCGGCAATGAGAGACTGCCCACTCTGGATACCAAGTTTGAGTATACACCAGAGATGATCAGCGAGATAAAGAAATGTAAGAAAAATCTTCTACATTTTGCAGAAAACTACTTCTTTATCATTAACTTAGATAGGGGAAAAGAGAAGATCAAGCTGTACTCATGTCAAAAACGTGTTCTGAGAAATCTTCGCGACAATCGATTTATCATATTGTTGTCCAGTCGTCAGAGTGGAAAAACGACACAAATGACAATATATTGTTTGTGGAACGCATGCTTCAATGAAGACCAGCGCATATTGATTGTGGCAAACAAAGAGCAGACTGCAAAAAATATTTTTAAGAGGGTCAGATTGGCTTATGAAATGTTGCCGAACTTCTTGAAACCTGGTGTGGTGGAGTATGGGCAGACAAGCATGACACTGACAAATGGGAGTAGCATTGGAATTAGTACAACCAGCAGTGATGCAGGCAGAGGTGATAGTTGCAACTGTCTTGTGTTGGATGAGTTGGCCTTTATTGATACACACATTGTGGAGAAGTTTTGGGAATCTGTTTATCCTATCATTAGTAGTTCCAAGAAAAGTAAAATTTTTATTGCAAGCACACCCAACGGTACAGATAATTTGTTTTATCGTCTCTACAAAGGCGCAGAAGAGGGAGACAATAATTGGAAAGCAGAACGAATTGATTGGTGGGAAATTCCTGGTCGTGATGAAAAATGGAAAAATGACACAATTAAGACTCTAGGCAGCACGGAAACTTTTGCTCAAGAATTTGGTAATGAATTTTTACATGGTGGGGAAAGCTCGATCAACGAGTCACTTTACAATACTGCGCTGCGTGACTGTAGAGAACCAGAATTTGTTTTTGATAATGGAAAATATCTGGTGTGGGAAGAGCCAAAAGAAAATAGATTGTATGCTGCAGGGGTGGACATTAGTGAAGGTGTAAATGAAGCTGCAAGTGTGGTTCAGATTTTAGATATTACCGATCTAACCAATATTGAACAAGTTGCTGTGTATCACACTCGTGACACAGCTCCATTTGCATTTACTACAAAACTTCTGGAGATTTTGAATCAATGGGGAAGACCGCCAGTGTGTATCGAGCGAAACAGCTGTGGTGCACAAGTTGTGGAGCAATTGAAATTTACACATGGTTACGAAAATATTGTTTCTTGGGGAGCTAAAGCTGGGGATAAAACAGAATTTAAGCGCATTGGCATTTTATCACATACAAACACCAAATATAGAGGCATCACCAATATGCGTTACTGGATCAATGAACTCAAAGTATTTAAATTTCGTGATATCAACACACTCAAGGAATTCAAAAGTTTCATTCGATATCCAAACAATACATGGGGGGCCCGGCCAGGGAGTGATAGTTGGGATGACCGCGTCATGTCTTTGGTGTGGGCATTAATTATCCTTGAAAATGAAATCTGTAGCAGATATTATGATGTTATAAAATTGGATGATTGTGATCGACCTCAAGTGATTAAACCTCTCGATTATGGTATTCGCGGTGTGGTGAGTCCCTTTAGTGTATATTCAAACGAAAAAAATACTGGCATGGAGACTGTGCTCCCTACATTATTTGACGGAGAAACTGCAGAAGATGAAATTGAGACTTTGAAGGAGCAGGGCTGGAAGATGCCTGAAGATCCTTTCACAAGATAAATAACATATGGCAACCCCGGTAAACCAAACACCAGTTTTTCAGAGTCCCCTCAACAAGCAGAGGCGGGATAAATTTATATGTGTCTTAACAATACCCAATGTATTGAGAGATGATGTACGAGCCATAACGAGAAGAAATTCTTCAATTAATTTTGATGCACTACAATTCAGTATATTTGGGGCTGTTGCGCCACCTGTTGAAATACCCCCTGTACAGATACCATTTTCTGGTCAAACACTCAAGGTCACCTCATACAATAGACCTTCTTTTCCAAGTCTCAAGATAGATTTTACTGTAGACAATCAATTCAACAATTATTGGGTCATATACAAATGGCTTGAAGTGTTCAATAATCCCACAATAGGGGTGTTTAGCCCCACTGATCCTGTTGCAGATTCTAGAGCAAATGAATACATGACAAATATTACCATATTTGGTTTAGATGAATACAATGAAAAGACAATACAGTTTGACTATATTCGGGCATTTCCAACCACACTTGAAGGTATAAATTATAGTGATCGAGATAGTGGCGAGATGGAGTGTAGCTTTCAATTTGCATATCATCAGCTAAAAGTGACACTATTATCATAAAAATTATTTTTTTAGTAAAAGTTAGGTACGACAGATATAAATATAAACGATATGAGTCAAATTTTCCCTGTTGGAGGTACTAGATAAAATGGCCAGAACTATTCAAAGTCCAGGAGTTGAGATTAGAGAAGTCGATCTTACACTGCGACCAGTTGTCAATCAGGGTACTAGTATTTTCATCACTGGGTTTTCCAATCAAGGACCAGTTGACGAAGTTTTAGAGCCAACAAGCATTAGCGATTTTGAGCAAATATACGGTCTGCCCACCAATGCTGCAGAGCGTTATTTTTATTATACAGTCAAAGCAGCGCTGCAAGCTCCAATTCAATTGAAACTAACCAGATTGCCTTATGGTGAAGCAAAAGGTGAAGGATTTGAAGCCTGGAGATATAGTGCACTGGCTTATCCTGTTATTGGTCTCACTACAAACACAACAGCATTAACATCGAACTACAGCTACTCATTATCTGCTGCCAGTACATATATTCTTGGCAACCCAACACATTTGGAGTTAGATCTCGATCAATACCAAGAACTGTTAAACAACAACATCGATTGGTCCAACAACCCATCACTCACAGGTGGCGCTGCTGGTACGAAGTTTAGTTATGATACACTAGGTCAAGCCGGTTTGGTCATCCTGAATCGTGCACAAACAACTGTCAACAATCGTTTTGAAGGCTATTATGTTGGCTTAACTGACAACAATAACAATAATCCTGCAACACCTTTTGATGGCATCCTTGGTGTTAATGCCATTGGCAACAGTTCTACTGCTATTAATAGCTACATTGAAGTGCCAACAACTCGCTTGAACTTCACATTGAGCGCTACAAAGTTTGGTGATGGGTCAAGTGTCAGTGAGGTGATGGAGAATATTACCAATTATGATCTTGGTAATGCTACATTCTCTGATACACTCACTCTGGGTATTTTCAAACTACGTCAAAGCGTATTTTCACCAGATGTTATTTCATTGGATTACGTTCTTTCTGAGCGCCATGTGGGTTCGTTAGATTATCACAGACAGATTGCCACGGAGACTGGTGGACCTGCAGTCAGCTTCTACCTAGGCACAAATGCTGCTGTATCGCCCAATATCCGTATCCTAGGCAATCCATACGTCACAAACCGTTATCTTGATACATGGTTAGGCAATGATGGCTTACCTGCAAAGAAGGTGAGAATGGCTTCCAACAGTCTTGCTCAACCATTCAGGACACAGGGTTACGTGGACAATCATACCTCTTATGTGACTCGTGTAGGTGCAGCTTCTGGTATGGTAGGGCAAGCAGTTGCTAGACTCGGTACTACAAGCACTCTTACCCCACTTGGTATCTATACTGATACAATTGTTACAAACAAGAATATCGGCAACTTACCTTCAAAATTAGAGCGTGCATTTGAACTTGTTGAAAACCCTGATCTATATCCAATTAATCTTGCTCTCGAAGCCGGTTTAGGATCAATCTATGTTGGTGTAACAGAAGAAGCAAACAGAACTGGTACACCTCTATCCGCTTGTGGTCCTTACATTGATACAACACCGATTAATACATTGAGCGGCTTCTTCACTACAAATAATGAACTGCTCGACAATGATGGATTGCGCATTCGTGCCAATTACAACGCTGTTGCTAGCATATTTGTCAATCAAGCTCAAAACCAACGCAAAGACTTCATGGTAATTCTTGATGCGTTGAGACACATCTTTGTGCAAGGTGACAATAACAAAGTCATTACGTCAAAGAAATTGTGGAGTCCCAACGCTGGTGTTGATCCAAATCCTTTTGCACCTGGTTATGTTAATACAAACTTTAGCCAACACATCTACTGGCCCTTGAGACATCAATACAGCTTATTGAATACCAGCTACGCTTGTACATATGCTACAGTTGCTCAAGTGTTAGATACAGTGAGCAATCGCCAAGTCTGGGTACCATTCTCTGGATTTGCAGCAGCTGCCATGGGTAATACTGATGCTAACTTCCAGCCTTGGTTTGCACCAGCTGGATTTACAAGGGGCACTCTGGTTGGTGTGAATGACGTTGGCATCTATCCTAAGATGAAGCAACGTGATCAGCTCTATAAGATCGGGTTGAATCCAGTTCCATTCTTCCCTGTTGAAGGTTTTGTAATCTTTGGACAAAAGACACTACTAAAGAAACCAAGCGCATTCGATCGTATTAATGTACGCAGATTGTTCTTGAATCTTGAAGTAGCAACTCGCGATACTGTTAAGTTCTTTATATTTGAACCTAACACATTGTTCACCAGAACGCAAGTTGTAAATGTCTTGACACCTATCTTTGAGAACGCAAAGAATACTGAAGGGGTTTATGATTACCTCATCATTTGTGATGAGCGCAACAATACACCTGAAGTGATCGATAATAATGAAATGAAGGTAGATATCTATCTCAAGCCTGTACGTGCTGCAGAGTTTATCTTGGTAAGCTTCTATGCAACTCGCACAAGTCAAAACTTCCAGGAGTTAGTCTCATAATTAAACCGGAGAATAAATAATACATCATGGCTGACGTAAAACAATTAATTTCCGACTTTTATAGAGTAGCTTCCGCGAGAGACTTTCAACGCGATTTTCAATTTCGTGTTCTGAGCATCACACCCGCAGGCACAACTGTAACATTTGATGAGAATGATCTTGTATATGCAAAAGCAGCAACATTACCTGCTCGTGCCATCAACAATGTTCAAGCCCGTTACATGGGATTGAATTTCAATCTACCTGGCACAGTCAATTATCCAAACAGTGAAAATTACACATTAACATTCTACAACGATTCTAAGAATAATCTTAGACAAAAGTTTGAAGATTGGACACGCGATACATTTAATGATGCCAATAGTACTGGTAATTATTTTACACCAACACAAGCTAGCACCATTGATTTGGTTCAGCTCGACACACAAATGAACAGAGTTGCTCAATATCAACTTGTGGGTGTCAGTATTCGTAATGTTGGTGCAATTGAGTATCCAATCAGTGAAGGCACTGGAACAATTATCAGCTTCCCTGTTGGTTTGGCTTATCACTATTTCACACGCAAAGAAGTCAACGATTAAGATAATCGATTCTCCTAACCAGCCATAAATATATCAAATGGCCGGTCTCAATAATCCAATTACTAATGCCTTTCAAGGGCTTACCGATAATGTTATAGGCATTGGCAGAGGTACAAATCCCCTCAGTCAACCGCAGATAACTAATTTACTTGGATTTAATATACCTGGTGTACCGCTGATCAGTACACGTGATTACTTCTTACTTCAACTTCAAAGCTGGCTGACATCAATACCATTGCAAACACAATGGATTGCCATAGTCGATAGCTTTCCCTATGCCTTGAGAAGTGATATTATTCAAGGGCTCGAAAGAACAGATGGTGGCAAGAAAGGTTTTGATATTGACCAAGCTAAAACATTACTAACGAGTTATCCTTTTCAAAAAGTCATTGGATGTGTATTTGCACAAGGTGCTCAAATCCCCGGTGAAACTTATGATACTGCTGATGTGCCAATTGATAATAATAGGGGGTTTGTGCCAGGTATAGTTTCAGGAAATCGCCGCGGATATGCACAAGTACCATTGCAATTGAGTTTTCTTGAAACCAACACAAGCATTGTTGATTTCGTTTTCCGCCCATGGGTAATGCTGGCCAGCCATTATGGGTTGGTCGCCCGGCCTGGCGATCTTCCTGGTAGTAAAGATTATTTCAATGTAAAAAGTAACATAACTTTATTGTGTTACACACGTAGCTATCAAAATATAAGTCAGATACCGCGCAAAGTTTTTACCTTTTATAATGTTACACCCACTCTTATTAACAATATTAATCTTGACTATCAGGATGAACCCACACAGGCAACAGCATATTCTGTCAACTTTACATACACCAATTATACCATTCAAAATAGCATGTATTTCCCGTTAGCAGATATCATACAAACAGTTGGCAACGTGACCAATGGCAAATACACACCTGTGGTATCACCATTGCAGACAACAAACGCTACAAATAGCAATCCACCTCCCAATGTGGCTGGTTTCTTTTAATTTTTTTTCTAAATTATTACATGGATTTTTATCTCAATTGTTGGGTTCCAACGCTCAGTGGATATGCACGAATTTCTGAATTAAAAAATTCACAATTACAAGTATTGTCAAAGTATATTCTTAATGAAGATCATGCAGGCACAAGCGATTGTTTTGATTTGATATTACAAGACAACTTACAGGACAAAGATGTAATTAAAAATCTTACTAGGTTTGATAAATGGTTTATATTTTGTTTTTTAAGAGCTACAAATATTTCTCCTGTTGTTTACATTCAATCCGCAACCAAGGACGGGGCACCGTGCAACATTGAATTGCAATTGTTTGATTTGCTTACAAAGCTTTCTGAGGCTACTCTCTCCTATAGGTCTATTGTGACGATTGAAGATCTAGATTTTAATATCCAAGCATCAAAAAATCTTTTCTCTGGAAATACACTTGCAGATTCAATTGAATCCATACATGTAAAAGATACAAACACAGTGATTAATGATAAGACTTCATTGCTGCAAGTGGTGAGTGACAACCATGGTATTGCAATTTTAATTAAAGACCATCTGGCAAAACTGGATCAACAGTCCAATTTTAAGTTAATAGAAAATAGAAACAAGGATATAACCATCAAAGATATACCTGTGAGGCTATACGATAATACATTGTTTCTCTTTCTTAGATCAATTTATCTCCCGTTTTGCAGAGGGGTATACGTGAAGCAGTACGATTTAATGAAAAAGTTAAATATTGATTTTAAGAGCATAAAAGATCTTACTCCTCTAGAAGGAGAAATACTTCTCAATCTTCATAACGAAGCAGAAGCTGACAAGAAATCCAAAAGAAATACAGATCGGCATTAATAGAATTACTGTATAAATATAGTATATGGCTGATGTACAGTTAGACAATAAAGGCGATATTACTCTTTTAAGTATTACTGACAAAATTAAGAAGGCAGATCAGACTGCCAGAGAAATGTACACCAGGTTGGATAGGTTCATGGAGGCTTCAGCTAGAAAAGAAAAAAACGCTAAAGACGAAGCTAGTTTGGCCAAATCAAAAGAATCTAAGGATAATGAACAAACTCAGAAAGAACCTGTAGCAAAGCAAGAAATTGCTGAAACTGCTAAGAGCACGGATACTGATGAATTGATGAATAGTGTCATGGGTGAGGTTTCTGACCAACTAAGCAAAGCCAATTTACAAGCAGATACACTGGAGCTGCAAGAAGATTTAAACACAAAAACTATTTTAAATGCTGTCAGTGAGCAAAACAAACAAACACCACCTCCAGTAGTACCGACTGAAGTCAAGACCTCTGAGCCTACCAAACCACAACAGCCTGCAGATCAGAAAGAATCATTCAAAGCTAGTCCTGTTGAGCCTATCAAGATCGAGGTGACAGCGGAACCAAAGCAACCCACAGAACCAGATCAAACAGAGCCACTCAAGGCTACAGAACCTGTAGAAATGTTGACAACCACTGCACCAGTAGCAAGCAAAACATTTGAAGAGGCAAAATTAGATATGCCTGTGGTTTCACAAACACCGGTGATGGAGGTTTCTCCTGCACAGGAACTGCCTGTTGCTGCAACATCACCTGCACCTGAATTGCAAGAAAATACCAAAACCTTGAAACCAGAGATTGCAAAAACAGAACTCCCCACAGTAATAGAAAAGCCATTAGAGGTTGAAACATCCAAAGAACCTGTTGTAGCTGTTACTGAAGCAGTCAATTCACCAGAACCTGCATTGCCTGATGTATTTGAAGCACCACAAGTACTCAAAATGCCACCCACATCCAATAACATAGAAGATTTTCTCAATACACCTCAGGATGTAATACCTGAAATAAGCATGCCTGAGACAGCAGAGACACCAGTCGAGCCGTTTGTTGCAAGTAGAGAATCTACATCTACACAAGAATTTCCAAACATAGTAGCTTCTACACAGGCAACAGAGCGAGAAGCTTCCTTAAATTTAACTGATGAGAGTTTGGTGACGATTGGAAAAAGTCTTGATAATATGTCACAGCAAATGAAGCAAAATCAAGAAAAAATTGCTACTTCGCTGAGCAATCTCAACAGTACTGCGGTAGAAATTTTAAAATTACTACCCACGCTACAGCAACGTAGCAGTGACCAACCAATGAGAGGTGCCTCTAATAGTCGAGTAAACACCATTGATTCAAGTAATATGATAGGAAATTTTCGTGATTCTCTTAACCTAACAACAAAGGGATACAACAGGAATACTGTGTTCCCTGGAAATAATAGTATCACATGAGTCTGTATGCATTTACAAATTTTGAACAACCGTTTCCGCGGTTGCAAGGTGCACCCAGACTAGTACCCGCCGGTGCTGTTGGCGGATCAGGATCCAACTTTCTTAGTCAAGATAGTCCAGGCTATAGTTTGATTGATGTTATTAACGACTTTCAATGGACAACTTCTCCCAAATCTGGCAGACAGGAAGTACCAGCTTTGTTCTTGAAAGAGAAAAGATTAAAGACAAACGCCATGATGGCTCAAGTTGCTTATTATGGTCTTGCCTTGGGCAATGTTATTGCTGGTTCAATCGCTGGGTTTAATAATTTACCAGCCAATCTGCAGCCCTTGATAACGGGGGCCGTTGGTGGCTTGGTTGGAAATAAATTTGGGCAAATATTTCAAGGCGGTGCCACAGGGCTTGGGTCCTTTTTATCTGGCTTGGCCGGGAGCAGACCAGAGCTAGCTGCCGCTTTCAATGTATTTGGTGGTGCCACTGGTACCATTGGGAGAACTGGTGCAATTGCTGCAGGTACTGCGATTGGTTACGGTGTTGATAGTAGTCTGCCTTCAGCAGGCTTGAATGCACTATATCAGGCTATACCACAATTAAACAAATATATTCCACAGAGATTTAATATTGACAGCCTGGGAAGTGATATTCTTGGTCCATATGAAGGTCTTTATATAACAGAAGATACCAAATTTCTTTATAGTTTTCCTTACTTTAGTGATGAGCAGAACTCAATATCAAATTCTTTTGGAGAGTCGGATGGGGTTTTTACGGGCATCGATCCTTTGAATATAAATGCTCTTGCTCAAAGTATGAGGGGAGCAGCAGGCTATATATCAGGCATATCCAACTTCGATGCTCCAGGAATTTATATAGAAAAGCCAAAGTTCTTTAACTTCAAAGAAGAAGGAGAACGTATTAGATTTAGATTCCCATTAATCAATACAGGTTGGTCCACATTTGAAGATGTCTCTAGGCATTGGCAGCTTCTTTATTTGCTTGCATATCAGAATCGCCCCAACAGAAGAAGTCGCGATCTAATTGACCCTGCAGTAATATATGAAGTAACTATTCCTGGTGTTCGCTTCTATCCCTTCTGTTATATTAGCGATATGAGTATAAATTTTGTTGGAGCAAGACGTAGAATGAATATTACAGCACCTGTTGGCGGCGGGTCATCAACAGTTAATACTATTGTGCCTGATGCATATTTGATAGATATTACTTTGACAACACTTGTATCGGAAACTCAAAACTTCTTATATTCCATGCTACAGGACAGGCAGAATATTGTAACGGTCACAGATAATAATCCTGCACTAGATATCTTACAGCGAGAAATGAAAAGATCATACAATCAAGTTAACCTCACAAGTCAAACGACAACTGATCCATCGGGGGCACAAGCATTTGGTCGTGCTGCTAGTGATATAGCCACGAGGTTGGGATTATAATATGATTGGTTTAAGTGCACTTGGATCGTTTAGACGAGACCTTAGAGTTCTTGGAGAAAACCCTGAAGTTAGCTATGAAAATATCTTCAGAATGTATAGTACTGAAAATACAGATCAAGGAAATTTTCTATACTATAATTTACTCAATAGCGTGTATCTTCCTGATACATTGAGTCCAACAACATACTATACAATAACTCTCAATCGTCGATTGCCCTGGACAGCCATAAGCTACAATGAATATAGAACCATTGAGCTGTGGTGGTTGATAGCTTTGACTAATAAAGTGTTTAACCCTGTTCTGTATCCAGCGCCCGGTACAAAGCTTAATATAATTAAGCCCGAGCTAGTAAAAACAGTAATCAATGATATTACTACACAACTTAAGGGGTAGTCATGAGTAATGCGGTAATCGATAATTTATCTTTTGAAACAGGGTCAGAGCAGGTATACATTGGTGATACATACTATACATTTAACATGCAGCTAGTCAATAGTGATGGCAATAATGTTGGAATCAAATTTGGTAGTATTGTAGATTTTGGTATAACTGATAGTATTACTAATTTTTTTGCAGAAGGTTATCTTATATTTCGAAATGATCTGGATGCTCTAGAGAGTGTTCAGAGCGTCTCGACTGATGTTCGTGGAATGCCAGAAAATGCTTTTTCTCCATATGTTTTTCGTGGTGATGGTAGAGATTTGTTGGTGGTTAATATAAAACCAGCTATATCTGTGGATGACGGTGACCCTGTCAATACTATGGGTCAAAATACAAACAATAATTTTGCATTGAATTATATTTTCTCTATACACAACACTGAGGATATTATTTCTGAAAATAAAGATATGAAGCTCAAAAAGCTATACATACACGAGCAAAGTTTTCAAGTTTTAAATGAAAAAAATGCTTATTTTACAACAGGCAAGGTAAGAAGTGGTGGCAATTCTCCTGTAGGCACAAGTAATGGTGAAAGAAGTGTTGAAACAGGTGAAGCAATACGCACTTTACTATCTGAGGTACTTTCTAGAGACACAGATACGCAGCAAACTTTTGCAGCTGACTGGGATGTGGGTAGTAGCAAGATCTTCTATAGTAGCCCTGCAAACAACAAAGCAATCGATGATCTCTATTACCTATTAGATTATCATGTGAGTAGTAAAGAAAACGACTACTCTCCAGCTTTATTAAGAAAAGAAAAAAATAACACATGGTATTTGATACCCTTGACCAAGCTCTTTAAGACCGCTTACTATAAAGGCAATGAAAGCATGGGAAATCTAGGTGGAAGCAATCTTACAGAAAATTTTATAATTGCAAAGCCTAATAGTGGTGATAGTCCACCGCTCACTGGTCCTGAAAGAAATCCCCAAGCTTCTCTATTTGCTAATAATTTTCCTGATTATTCCTATGCAGAGAATTTTGAAAATGCAGGCATGATGTCTGATGCTAGCACCTTCGGAGTAACAACTCACATGGTTCACAATTATGATCCCAGTACCAAGACTTTTTCTATAGATATAACGGATAATAATATTAATGATTCTATGAAGCTATACAAAAGAAATTTTGTTCAAACACAAAAAGGGATTGCTGGAAACTCTCCAGGTCAAAATTTTCCTCTGAATCAAATAAAATCTCAAAATAAAAATATTAATCATGTGTTTAATCCTAATCCTGATCAAAATATTAGATTAAATTCTGGACGAAACAAGATACTACTCAACACAGTTTTTAATAATAACACAATAGCATTTAGAACCAGAGGTAATACTGTGAGACAACCTGGTAAGTTTATTACTCTTGAGCGGAAAGATTTTGCAAATAACTCTACGTATGATAATAAAATATACGGCACGTATCTTGTAGTTAGGGTTGATCATGTGTTTAAGAATGATCAATATTATAACTATATGGTGTGTACGAAGAGCTATTCTGCCGAACCCACAAGCAGCTCTAGCGACGTGATATGAACAACAAGACAACCACAGACCCACAACTCACACAAATTAATCTTTTTTATAAGAAAGATTTCTATCAAAAAGCTTCTAATTTTTTAAGTACCATACAGGATTACTCATCAGAACTAGAAACAGCTATTAATTTCAACAAGTCAAAAGTACAGAACGATCCAATCACAGCACAAGCGGATTTCTTTGCAAATCTGGATAATCAAATGAAGAGCATGCAGCCACAGTTTGCTAGCTACTGGATTAATGCCTTTAATACAAGCTTAGATCAAGTCAGAAACGAGGTACGTACGAAAATTGGTGACGGAACTTTCTTTAAGCCGTTTAGTGATAGCATTGGAAGTATTGCACGTGCAGAAAATTATTTTGATGATTCCACGCAATTGATTAGCGATATTCAGGGAAGTCAAATGATGACGCCATTGCGATATGGCTCTTCTTTGACGAACAAAATACACCCTGCAACCCTTTTGTTACACGGAGAAATGAGTAAAAAGACTAATTTAGTTTTCAGAAAAAATCTTCAAAATATTCAATCCAAGGTATCGTCGAGCACAAAAGCCCATGGCGATAACCTTGTTCCAGATACTGAACATTTCAAGAGAATGCAAGGAATCGTGAGTACATTGAACCAGAAAATTCAAAGTGAATATAAGGAACTCTACAGTGTAATAGATTTTTATTGTAAATATAATCCACGTGCTGCAACAAACAACTTACAATATGTACCGAATTATAATATTACAGTAAGTGTTGAGGGTAACCCAATTAATCAAGATATTCTCTTTAATCAATTGCAAGACATCCAGAGTACACTTACGACGAAGAAAGTGTTGGGTGTAGGGTAACCGTCACTGCTTCGGCCTCAGCTTCAATTACCTTAGCATCTTCTAATATCTTTTTGAACACTTCATCCCTGGTTAAGAGCAATTTCTCATCTTTCTTGCTATCTTCTTTGAGCATTTTACGCGATTCAATATCCATCACTTTTAAATCCTTGGCACTATCCCGCTTCATTTGTGTTATGTGAATATCTTTGATTATGGATAGAGCGCTAGAAACAGCCTTAAGCGCTTCCGATAGAGCTTCAACTTCTCGGCTCTCAGGATTACTCATGACGTATTCTTTCACACCTTCAACAATATCTAACCCCTGTGTAACAAGTTTACCCGTACTGTTGAGTACGAAGTTTTCAAGATTTTCTCTTGGCAGATTGAAATCTGCCTTTTCAGCGACTTCTTTGCTTGTATTAGAACTTATCTTAAGTTGTTCAATCAGATCGTTTACGCTAAATTCTTTGTCATCAGCCATACTATATTTATCACTTGAAATCAAAGTACCATAAGATATAATCTTATTATGAGCTTACCTAACTACGTACCTTCAATAAGATTTGAGAAATTTCACCCAGATGCACAGCTACCCAAAAAGAACTTTGACACAGATTCAGGTTGGGATTTATTTGCTGTAGAGAGCATATCGATTCCACCTAGGAGCAGATTGGTCGTCCCAGCGGGCTTGAAGCTTGCTTACCTGGAGCCAGGATACTGGTTGAGTGTTGAATCTAGATCAGGATTAAGCTTCAAGAGCGGGGTGCTTGCCCACCCAGGTGTTATCGATCAAAATTATCGAGGAGATTTAGGTGTATTGCTCTATAATCATAATGAACAGCCCTATCAAGTTAATAAGGGAGATAGAATTGCACAATTAGTTGTACACTATAATATTCACATGCAGGTTGATTGGGGCACGGTGCAAGCAACGGATCGTGGAGCGAGTGGGTTTGGCAGTAGCGGTAAATAAGATGGACGTAGACAAGATCTGGACAGAGAAATACCGGCCACAAACCCTGGATGATATTGTACTCTCAGGTGGGACCAGAGAAATACTTGAATCATTTGTAAAGAATGATGAGATCCCTAATTTATTATTCTGTGGACATGCAGGTATAGGTAAAACGACCACTTCCAAGGTACTGATCAATTTACTGGACGCAGAAAATATATATCAGAATTGTTCTGAAGTAGGTATTGATGCAGTCCGAAATGATATTACTGGATTCAGCAGAACAAAGAGTTTCAATGGAAAGAAGAAGATTGTTTTGTTAGATGAGGTTGATGGAATGGCATCGATAGATGCTCAGAGATCTCTTAGAAACGTTCTGGAAGAATATGCAGGTCATTGTAGGTTTATTTTAACCTGCAATTATAAACACCGTGTTATTGTACCTCTGCAAAGCAGATGCCAGTCGATTGATTTAGATCCCAAGATTGCTGATGTTGTTAAGAGGTGTTATAATATATTAAAAATCGAGAAAATTAATATTGAAGAAGAGAATAAGACCAAATTAATCAATTTAATTAGAAAATATTTTCCTGATATACGCAAGTGTATTAATGAAATGCAGAAGTTTAGCTCAACAGGGTCTTTGTTGATTCCAGATTTAAATATTCAAGATCAATTCTCCGAAAAGATCATTCAACTCGTTTTAACCAAGAAAGTATTGCAAGCTCGCAAATTTATCATCGAGAATGAAACTTCGTTTAATGGTGATTACCCTGTGCTCATGAAGTTTGTCTTTGATAATATTTGCAATGGCAATTACGCATTAACAGAAAATCAGAAAAGACTCTGGCTTGTTACTATTGGTGAATACATGTATAGATCTGCTCTTGTTTTGGATCAAGAGATTAATTTTTATTGCTTACTATTAGCGTTGTCTGAGATTAGCGCTTAGGTAGATAACGGGCTGTGCCCTTGGAAACGGCAGGATCCTTGACACCTTCTGCAGGAGAGCTAGGAATCTTAACATTTACATTATTAAGCTTGCGATCACCCTCAGAGTCCTTCTTATCACCCAGATCGCTTGTGCCTGTCTGTCGGTGCGGGGAAGTCATAATCTCGTCTTCATCCTTAATATCCACAGGCTTTGGTTCAATGTTTATGTCACCTTTTCTTTTTAAACTATCTGGTACTGGGGCAAGATTTGGATAGGTATCAATATATGTCAAGAGATGTGCAGGTATTGTTAAAAATTCCTTATATATGCCTGGTGCAATCTCTAGAGTAACGTCAACCAAGAAAGATTCAGCTTCGTTCTGCACGTCACCTGAATGAATAGTGGGGCGAACAGCTTTGATAGCACTTACACGCATGTTTAAACCGCTATCATTAAAATATTTGGCTCTTTCAACGTAGTTTTGACCTTGTTTACTGAAGAATTCGTCTTTAAATGCACCCTCGATAAACTTAACAAGATCCCCTGTTAGAAAGCCACCACGTGTAAACCGTTGAATAGAGGACTCATATAATTTGACGAACTTGTTCATATTACATATTTATAGTTTCATAACCACTTTTAGAACAAATATCCATGTATAAATAATTTTATGGCAGCGATCGTTGTTAATGCTTTTAGCTTACCTGTTTCAGGGGCAATATATACGGATCTACTTTTGGATCTAAAGCTTAATTACACTCAAAACAAGCAACTAGGGAAAAGACGCGAGATCAAGGATTTACAGCGATCTGAGGATATTGGGGCTATTCAAAATAGCTTGTTCAATCTTTTTACAACTATGCCAGGTCAGAAAATACTTAACCCTATTTTTGGGTTGAACCTTGCACAATATCTATTTGTTCCGATATCTGTGACTCAAGCTAGAATCATTGGTGAATCGATTTTTACAGGTATTAAGAAATTTGAACCTCGAGTACTTTTACGAAATATAAACGTTGAAACTGATTATGATAATAATCAATATAATATCTTCATGATAATTGATGTTCCTACGTTAAATATCCAAGGAGTAGGACTAAAAGGAGTATTAAACGATTCAGGATATTATTTTAATTAATTATGAGCGACATCACATCAAACCCATTTAATTTGCCTTTTAACGCCTATGCTGCGTTTGATGCAACAAATTTAAAAACACTCATGATACAGCGCCTCAATGAGGGCAATGTATTTACAGATCAAATTTATGAGGGTAGTAATTTTAATAGCTTACTCGACGTGATTGCGTATAGCTATAATGTTCTACTTTTTTATCTCAACAAGACAGCGAGTGAGAGTATGTTTAGTCAAGCTCAGCTGTACGAGAACATGAACCGTATTGTTAAAGCACTTAATTATAATCCAATTGGATTTCAATCGAGTGTAGTTGCCTTTGAGGCTACAGCACCAACAACTCTTCCTGCAGGGGTATATACAATTCCAAGATATTCTTATTTCACTGTGAACGGTATACCATATTCTTTTGTACAGGATGCAACGTTCATTAAAACAACAGACGCAAGAGAAGTACTTACTCAATTCAATAACTCGACTCTGTTATATCAAGGAATTTTTATACCATACCCTCTGTATGTTGCTAATGGCTCACCGTTTGAGGAATTTTCACTAGCAGCAGTTTCTGAGCAAGGTTCAAATGAATTGATAGATCATACAAATATCTATGTGTATGTAACGAACGATGCAGGTCAATATGAACAATGGAATAGAGTTAATAGTCTATATCTAGAAGATCCAAATAGTAAGAGTTTTGAATGCAGGTTCAATGAAAACCAGAGATACACTATTAAGTTTGGAAATAATGTTAATGGCAAGCAGTTGAAACCAACTAGTGTTGTGTCTATTTTTTATCTCAAGAGCGATGGAACAGCGGGAGAAATTGGCCCTAATGTTCTTGACAATAATAAGTTATTCTTGTTTAACGAGCCACAATTCAACACAATTTTTAATGACATTAAGTCAAATCTAACTTATGTAAATGCAGATCAAGCTGCAAATCTAACCTTCATAAATCCTGCAGCAAGTACAGCATTTACAAATGTAGAAGATGCATTAAGCATCAGAAGTAATGCTGCTAACACATTCAAAACGCAGTACAGACTCATTACCACGAGTGACTTCGAAACTTTTATTAAAAATAATTTCAGCAATGTACTCAACGATGTTAAGGTAGTGAACAACTGGGAATATCTAGCTGAACACGTTAGATACCTTTACAATATTGGGCTTGAAGTACCTAATAACGATAGCCGGGTATTATTTAACCAAGTGACATTTGCTGATAGTTGTGACTTCAACAACATATATGTTTACGCTGTGCCAAAATTACAAAATAGTAATATGAATAGTACTAAATTAAGAAATAATTTTCTTGGAACAGGGTTAAAGGATAAGATCATTAATGAACTACTGGACGTAAAGATGACTACTTCGGAAATTGTTATTATGGATCCAGTGTATGTTGCAGTTGGTCTGGGTGTTGCTAGCAATGAAGAAATAAGCAACGACCTTCTGACATCAGATATTATTTCTGAAACCAAGCTAGTTATTGGAAGGTCTCCCAACAGTCGCTATTCTGAAAACGAGGTGAAAAACCAAGCGGTCAATATTCTCAAGGATTACTTTAGTGTGGAAAATGCTAAGCTTGGACAATTCATTAATCTTGATTTTCTTACAACTAAGATCTTCAACATCCCAGGGGTCACTTCTGTGAGCTGTACCCGGTCAGTGAATGGGCAACAAATTACAAGGAGTGGTCTCAGTTTATTAGTTTTTAACCCCGTCTATAGTGAGCCTGGAGAGGATATAAATGTAATCAATCAGAGTATTACCTTACCATATTTTAAGATTCCCTATATCTACAATCCGGATGCTATCTTTGGCAATATCGAAATAGTTACACCTGATTCGCAGGAAGCTAGCTTACGGGAGTACTAATCTATGCCGACGTTAACGGCAGTACAGATTAAAGTCACTGTATTTGATGTGGCTGATGCTGCACCTACATATACGAGTTATACGCTTGAAAATACACCTTTTCTTATCACGCCAAATTGGATAGATAGTATAGAGCAACTAAACTATAGTCAGTATGAGATAATATGGGATCTGGGTGATGGTACTTATATTACTGGAGCAAGTGCCAGACATACATACAAATACCCGGGTATCTATAATGTAACAGCAACGTTTTTTGATAGTCAGGGTGAAGCTTATACACTAGCGGCTCCGGCGAGCTTAACAGCTTTCAATGCAGTACCCGATACAATTGTCTTTAGTAACCTTTTACCTACAGAAAATGATGGTATATATTTGTTACCAGCGGGAAAAAGAAGTAAATCTCTTGAAGTATTTCGTTTTAATAGTTGGCAGAATGATCAATTTTTAGCAGAAGATAATTACACTATTAATTTTTACGCATCTGGTAGTAATAGTAGCTTTTTATCAGTATCATCCTACTACACAGACAAATACGCACATCTTAGAACATATTTTGGCTTTGTTGAAGCTACTGTCAATGCTGATGGAATCATTGATACAAAATTAGTTGACTCCACATCGACTTCTTCGGTCAGTGTCTACGCAGTTCCAACAAAGCGTCCATTTTCATGGGATATCGATCTTTCTTTCTATAGCATGCCTGTCGATGGTTCAGCTTTCGCTGGTACTTCCGGGTCCACGCTTGACGGTCATATTGTTAGTTATGTTGACCAAACACCTAGCGATTCTTCTAGAAATGATTTAATTTTCTTATTTGCTCAACCAAGAACTACCAGATTTTATGATTATGGAAATATCAATAATAACTACTATCCAAGTATAAATTTTCCTACCTATGGCTACATTAACGTGCCCTGGAAGGTGCAGTTTCTAAAATCTGTCTTTAACCCTGCAGCAAGCGTTGCTATTACCAGCAACGGAATTACAGCTGAAGGTGTGCAAGACACAGTCGGTCCACTCACAGGTGAATATTTGCACTCTTTTAACATTTACCCAACCAAATGGACAGATACAGATATTGCATTTTGTTGCACATTCAAGGATAGTGAGAATTATACAACAAAATGTTATCCACCAATAACCGGTTTTAGGTTTGATGGGCAAGATCCAACACAAGTTAATACGATTAGTATTGGACTATACAAATATGTGCCGCTCGACCCGTTGAATTTTACTAACACTTCTCCAACCAGTACAATTCAAGTAACCGGGGCAACATTTACCCGTAATCCATCACCGCCTTTCTTTGAAAAGAGTGGTAGTTATTTTTGTGGTTTGTTAAACTGCAGCGAAGAAGCTCGTACTGCAGTTATTAGTGCAGCTGTTCTAATTCAGGACAGTCCACCTCTCAATTTGGGCATCACATATGGCTTTGCAGCTCAACCTGGCAGAGGTGATTTTAAAAGATTCAGAAAACGAGCTATCTTTAGTAACTGTGATGTTGAAGCACTATCATTTGATATTGTGGGTGAATCAACAACATATTCGGATGATCAAACTTCGAATGTAGGCATATCGTATGCCCCTTTGGAGGATTATAATGTTGGTCAAAATAGAGTCTATATAACAGATTCTGACAATGATAAGATTTTTGTCTACACGGTTTCAGGTGCTCCTGTTGCAACAATTGATCTTGCTGCCGCGGCAACATATCGCGGTGTCGATGTTGCACCAGATTTAGCTAGCTACAAAGGCAGTCTGGATAGCGCTAGCCCTTCGAATGTCACCATTGATAGCACCGGAAACGCTTGGATAAGTCTTTATGATGCCATCTCTGCAATAAAGCTAGATGCCAGTACATTGAATGTTGTGGCACATGCAGAGCCAAATTTACAGAATATTGCATATACAGACTACAGACTTTATGTCACACTCAAGAATCAATTGAGCGGATTTGTTGGTGAAAACTCTCTTCTGCCTACATGTGTTGATGCAGGTGTTGATGACACTGTATTTGTGGGGTACAGTCATCCAGTGAGCGGCTTTATCTTTAAATACTCTTCCACAGGGGAGTATCTGAGTGCAGTGCCACTAAGCCCACTTTACTCTGTGCAAGAAATTATAGTTGACAGAGAGAACAACATATGGGCTGCAGTTAAGAATCTACAATCAAATCGAAGTGCGAATCCATTTCAAAATACTGATTTAATATATAAATGGGATAGCAATTTTAATCTGCAACCTAACTTCCCAATAAGCTCGCTCGCTAATATTGGAAATATAACTATTGATTTGAACCAAAATCTTTGGGTGAACAATGGAGTATCAAAAGTCACAAAGATATCTCCAGCAGGGCAGCTAGCCGATATTATTATTGGTAGTCAAGTCAATAGTGCTAGGTATTATCAGCCCATAGGCGGCATTGCCTGTGACAATGAAGGCTTTCTCTGGGTTCTACACAATTATAATGCACAAATATATTTCTATCCTATTACGGATCTACAACAACTTCCGCTTTCGGCCATTTATAGCGGCGTGTTACCTGATACACAGTACACAGTGGCCGATGGTTCACGAGCCTTTTACAGTGTGTTTGGCGACTGGACTGGCATAAGATGGATTAACAAATACGTTAGTCCTATTAATCCGTTTCCAAGAATTATCCGGGGAAGTAGTAACCTTTTCGATATTCTCAAGAGATCTCCAATCGTTAATAAAATTAATGAGAATTTCGATCAAGCAGCAGCTTACAAGAGTTACATATTGCAAGAATCTCTATTTGATAGGACTAAATTGCTAGATGATTTCCTGGGTCAAATAGTTGGCAATGTTGATAGCCCACCGGAAACTCTTGGTAAAGAAATTTATGAGAAAATAGCTAATTTTGTTGGCAATATATCTGATCCCGATACATGTAATATTTCCGCACTCAAAAGTTTATTTGAGCAGTATGGTCTAAATTTTTATGACTTTTGTTCGCAATATCCTTCAGAGCTAACCCGTGCTATGGATATCTTGAGTATTAATCAACGAAAACTGTTTGGTAGTCCAAATACATTCAGTGCAAATTTCGGGATAAGTGCTTATGATTATGGTGCTGGAAAAAATTTAGGCGAGCAAATTGATATTTTAACTGGAACATTTAATGTGGGTACCCCAATTGTAATATATGAAAAATTTAGCGGAATATACAAAAAAGTTTATAACACTGTTGTACCTGTAACAAATGGTCTATCTGCAGTCATTGGCCAGGAGTACCCGCTGAGTGGTGTCAATTACAATTGGGGCTGGGGATTGGTCACTGGTAACAATGCACAGTCAGGAATCGATATTGCACCATACTATAATTTTTATAAATACAAGGCATATATGCCTTTAGAAATGGTTGACGGGGTTATTGATTTCAAAAATAATCTCACCACAGTAACACCAGCTCAGAGTAGTTATGAAAATTGGACTCAGTATGGTGGCACAATGGAGGCCATACTCTCTCGAGCGCTATACAATGGATTGGAGATGTTGTGAGTAATCTATATACATTTCAAAATAGTATTATTGAAGGGTCCTTAACACCACTAGATACCTACGCACCAGTTAGCTTTCTAACTTGGTTTAATCAGAAAAATTACACAACAGTAGATCTAGATGCACTGTTTCTTCAGTATAAGCAGTATATTATTGAATGGGGCAGAACAAAAAAAGTAAATGCAGCTAAAGTAAACGAAACAATCAGAGACTCTTATATTCAGGTATTGCGGGAGCTAATAATTGATTATAGTACTGAAGAAGAGAAACGCTTCATTACAAATGCTGATCTTTCAGATCCCAGTGATCTTGATATCGTATTGCCTTTTTTTATTAACAAGATTAAGCAGGTTTGCTTGTATTACGCCAATACAAGAGAAAATCTTAAAACAGCTCAAATACAACATAATCTTCGTGGCAGTAATTACGGCATAGAGAACCTTGTCAAGCAGTTAATTTTTGATGCTGCACAGACAAATCAAGTTTTGTTTGCACAGACCACTTGCAATTTTCCTCCCATTTCAGCTATTGCAAGACAACTTAGCATTTATATTGAAGAATTATATGATCTCAAATCGGATTACTATAATCAAGGAACTCCTTCACCCACCAAGAGTACTGATATCGTCAATCTTGCCACACCAAATAAAGCATATGAGAGGTTGTATATTGATTTTAAGCAAGCAATTATAGATGCAATACGACAGTATCCATTTTATATCACATCTCTTGGGATTAATAATTTTACTGTTAACCCTTATCTCTCTGGTACTGAGTTAAACTATTTAAAAAATCGTGACTTCATAACCTATCTAAGCGGTGGTACTGAAGATCTTAAATTAAATTTATATAAGCGGCTTGCTCCAAAATATCTTGGCAACGATTTCTATTACCTTAGCACTGGTAGCACGCGCACTGATTTTGTTTCTGGTCTTCTGTTTTCTATAAAACCATTGACTGGTGCACCTACCTTGAATCTTTTAAACAGACAGACACCATCGGTTGCATCAGTACCAAGCCTTGAAAATCTTTACACAGAATATGAAATAGGAAGATTTTTCCTACCACAGCATCAAGGATTATTAATACATAATACTCCGCAGAAAAAATATGCCATCGACGTTGCCCAGCTTCAATCTAATACTGTGTATGCTTTTCCAGATCCTGATATTGTTGGTAACACCTCATACAACAACACTCAAGATAATTTTCTTGCCCCTATAGCATACACGGTGGATGTTTCATGGAACAAAAGATCCAGAAGCAATCAATTTGCGTTTGGTGATGTGCTGTCAACAAGCTACAATCAATTGTATTACGGTTATGAAAGCCGGGAGCAGGATTTGCAGCTGGATGTTTCAGGTCTCTCGCGAACATATGATAATGTGCAGTTTTGGGAAGGCGCTCGTCAAGAACAATGGGCCAATCCTGACATATGGCCAGGTCTTAGCAGACAAGAAGCACTACCTTTAGCAGATCGTCAAGCAGCTTTATTGGTTAACGACTATACCCCCGTATACTGGGGAAGCGATATCTATAATAACGAGTACGGTCTCTTAAAAAAAGTAAGTGCACTCAAGGCTGCTTCTGCTACAACAGATAGTAACGGCATAATGCCTAATAGAAATACTACACTCGCTACTGGTGATGCTGTCACAGATCAATCCATTGCAGCAAAGAAAGTCTTGATACCGGGCAAACTTTACTTTAGAAATAGTATTACAAATACTGTATCACCGGCTAGTGCGGCCCTTAGCGCTGTGTTCTTCAAGTACCCTGCTGTCGTTAAACAGGAAATTAATGAAAGCTTGTATTATTTCAACATGTATTATGATACTTTTGTATTGGAAACCAAGAATTATGTTGTTGTTGATACTATCATTTTTGACTATGATACACAACAAATTACTATTAATAGCAACCCTGGAACTTTCTTTGAAAAATCGCTACTTAATCCTAAGCTAGAGAAATTTGCTGGAGAATGGTATTCTGAGTACGATAAGAGCTTGTATCTGTGTTTTCTCACTCTTGGCAATAGGTTATCAAGTTCAAATTACAAGCTACTTTATCCAAAAATATATAGAACACCGCTTACTAATATAAAACTATCTGTTGTGTATCCTGATCCAAGAAATGATATAACTGATATGTATTCTATCAGTGCAGGCTTTATAGAACCTCCACAAATAGATTTATACGAAATTGATGGTGTGTCTTTCAGCCGTCTTGAGAAGAACAATCTATTTAATTTAACATATCTAGCTAAAAACACTAATAGTATGCCGTTTTTTGTTAACGAGCAAATTCAAAAAAATGATCCATACTATTCCTCGTATGAGCCAGAAATATTTAAACCATTTTATTTCATTTACGATAACAACTATTCAAATCCCACGCTACCGTTCATGGTTAAGTATAATGCATCTTCAACAGGTACAATGGGTGCACATTTACCTGGAGAAAAGATTCTCGATGTTGGTCAAGAGAATATCTACAATACAACCTATCTCTATTGTGATGGTGTCAAACCTCTTCAAATCAATAACATTGGAAGATATATTATTCAATTTGATTGGGAGTCATATAGTGAGACATCTATCTTCTTGGGTTGCAATTATTATAAAGTACGCAACATTGGTAATGATTTAATTTGGAATGCCGATACTAATGATGCACAATTACTTGATACATATAACATTGATTATTTTGGCTCATACAGAGAAGAAATTCGGTCCACAACACAAATATTCAGCACATTTGCTTTTGGAACATCTGGACTAGATACCACGCTATATGTTAATTCAGGCTATTTAACAGCGCCATTCTTGTCAGGTCAAAGAACATTTACCATGGATTTAAAATGGTCTCCAAGTCTAACCGCAGCACATACACCTGATTCATATATAGCTCGAGGTCTTCCCTGGGAACCGCGGGTAATACCGCCCTTCTCTAAGTTAGCACTAGAATTCTCTTTATTATCTGGGGAAACTGTTTACTTTGTAGATAGCTTCACGAACGATACAACTGCAACAGTAACTTTGTGTTCTCCTGTGGGTCGAGATTACCCTGCAGGTCAAACAGTTTATTTTTACAACTGGCTAGAGCGAATTGAAAATATTAATTATCAAATTCTTATTGGTACACTTTCTGCTATGGTCAAAAGACCAGTGTATCCAGATCCAAGTGTTCTTGAGATTAATCTAACAACAAGTATACCTGGGTTTACCGGGTTAATATGTGATGCACCTGAGTCAATCTACAGACCAGTGATCATAACAAAGGCAGGAACCGGAAATGGTATAGTTTTCTCTGATCCATTCTGTGTGAATTGTGGTGATCTATGCACAGAGAGCTTTGGGTACGGTACAACTTTAACTCTTATCGCTAGCGCAGATTACTTTAGCGCATTCAATAGATGGGAAGGGGGTACTTGCAATATGCTCAACACAGATTGCATCTTCACTGTAACAACTGCAGAAAGTATTACAGCTTATTTTGACGCTTTACCGTTTTATTTTGTAACTGTAACGACCCCAGCAGGTAGAGTGATCTCTCAAGATTTAAAATTTATTATTGATGGCCCTGGTTCAGTAACTAATCCATATCTCGTTGGGTCTGTACTCACACTTTCAGCCTTGAAACCTGTTTCTGGTTGGGCCATGTTTGGATATGAGGGGGCAAGTACTTGTGTTGATCAGACAGAGTTTTGTAGCTTCTCTATAAACTCTGATGTCAATATTGATGTGCTGTACATACGCTATTATGAATACCAAGTAGCCGTAACAACAGTCCCGGTAAATTCCGCATACGGCTATCTAGGCGATATTAGTGTCACAACTAATTATCCATGGTTTTATTACATTTGTTCAAGCAGTTGTACATATACATTTACCGGTACAAACACACTGGAGTGGGGCAATCAAATCATCACTCTCAGCGGCATGCCTAGACCTGGTTATAAATTAAAATATTGGCGCGGAGCACCTTGTGGAGAAACAGAATTTTATACTAGCACATATGTTGATCTGCCAACAAATCTTGTTAACGCGGGTGATCAATGTATTTTTGAAGCTACAGAAAATAGAAGCATTACAGGGGTCTTTGATATTGGGTACTATAGTCTTAACATTACTATTTCAGGCTTTGGAATTGGTAGAGTCTTCACAAGCGACGAAGGCATAAATTATTTGAATGAAGACGGTAGCTTTACTAAATCATATGCCGTCTTGAGCGGCACAACATTTACATTATATGCAAGTGCGTTCGCTGGGAGCAGTATGTTGGGTCTATCAAGCAGGTACTGTTCTCCTGTATTCGGTGTATCCACATGCAACATCACAATGGATAGGGATGTGGATGTTATTGTTGAAATGTTTGCAAGCAACTTCTATACTTTGACTATGAATCTATGCACATGCGGCGTAAGTGTTACTTCGTTCCCAACAAGCCTTGGTGGTTCGTTGAGCTGTCCTTCCATATGCACAGCCACTTACCCAGCTGGTAGAATAGTAAACCTGGATCAATTTAATGAAACAGAATCGTGTAATATACGTGCATTTACGGGTGACGGTGTGTACTATCAATATACGCCTGGGGTTGGCGTCACTATTGCTGGAGCAGGTGCAACATTTAACAGTGGTGATGTGTTTGGATTAATTGATAGCACAGTGATCTTGAGCCCTGAAGGCGCACCATATACAACAGGTGCCGGTATTATAATAACACCGGATGCCTTTGTCTCCATGACAGAAAATAGGAGTGTAACCGCGGTACTGGTTTAAATAATTACAGATGAACCAACCTTTTGACGATAAAAATATTGCGATCTGGAACGACCAGCCATTAGATCTTTGGAGTGATATTGTTGTTAGTTTTGACTATTCTCGATACGCACTCAACTTCACACCAACAGGTGGTTTTGCTGTAGTTTTTTTTGATAGTATCGTTAATAGTCCGCGCAGAGGGGGACGGGATTATAGCTTAGGTTACATATCCAATGATACTCGTGATTACTGCTTGCAAGATGGTTACACCGGCTTGGGTGCAGCATTTGTAGGTGTGGGGTTTGATCCATATGGTTATTTTGCACTTAATACATATGCACCAGGCATACCTCTTTCTGCGTTTACAGAATCACCTTCGATCATGGTTCGCAGTGGAGCATCAGAACAATATACCCTCTTGAGCAGATTAACGCTAACAAATTTTCTTTCTACAATGCCAGCTGTATCAGGTTTTACTATAGATCAAAATGTATCAGCTTCAAGCATGGCTGAATATAGATCTGTTCGTGTTATTTTGAGCAAAGCAGGCACAGAGCTAAAGGTTCAAATTAAGCAGAGCTCAACTGATGATGAGTATGCAACAGTAATGATTCAATCGCTACCTAAAAAACGAAGAACAGCATTAAAGGTTGCACTCACCAATACAACACAAGAGGGATTGACACAATTTAAAATAAGAAACTTTAATGTGGCTGGTTATCCAGGGTTTCCTGGTACTCAGAGAATTGCCGGTTGTGAGCAGCGCATCACACAAAATGAACCTGGCAATACAGGGAGTGTTTTATGTGTTGGTAGTGAATACATATCCAATGTATTACCCGGGAGAGTTGTTACATATGCAACAGACACAACTCAATTTACCTTGAGAAATAACTTGTATTACGGTACAGGTATAACGTTGTTTGGTCAAGATGCAGATACAATTATTGGCAAATATAACGGTTCATCCACAGTTGCTGTGTTTGACTACCTTGGTGAAAAAATATTTCGTACTGCAAGTATTGTGACACCAGATAATGCAGAAGCCACAGCTGCAGATATTGATGGTGATACTCTGGCCATCTGCACAGGTACTCTCTCCGGTAGTGTTTACATTTACACGTACAATAGAGATATAACCAACCCTTCAACGTTAGGAACGTGGCAACTATATCAAACAATAACATCAACTCAAGTCTCGAGTGGTGCAGGCATGGGTAATTTTGCTCAGGTTTATGGCGATAACATGCTTATTAGTAATAGTAATGAGACTGTGCATGCGTTTAGAAAAAATATCAATCAAAGATGGGACTTTATTCAAACAATTGTATCTCCCATAACAAGTGTGACGAATTTTGGAGCCACAGTAGCTGTAGACATTGATGATATGATTATTGGTGCACCTGTTTCACAGAAATTTCAATATCCTGAACCAGCACAAGGTGAAGCATATCACTATGTATTTGATGGTGCTCTCAATCGATGGAGACTAGCAATGGCAATTGGTAGTTTTTATAATTTAAATACACCCAACGGTAATTTTGGCAATTCTGTGGCTCTGCAAAATAATTACGCCCTCATTGGCTGCCCAGGTGAAGAATACAGATACACACCTGAATCTGCACCAATTGTTAATGTCGGGAGGGTTTATGTATTTCAAAAAACTACTGGCGGGGTTTTCTCACAGGCTACTGTGATAGCACCAGCGTCTGGTACTATTGAACCGTACATGAATTTTGGTAATAAAGTGGGCCTATTCAACAATATTGCCGCAATATTATCACCATTTACTCTAGCATATGCAAAGTCATATATTTCGATATATAATTTGGATTGCTCTTTCCCACTACCACCAGAAAATATTCCAATACCTGCGTGTGCTCTTCAGCTTATAGATTATAGCGGCTTTGTTCTTGATACTATCTCCAACACATATATGTTATCTTATACATGTCAACTAGTAGGACCATTGCCATGAATACAAGTCAATTTCTAATTCCATCTAATACTGCAGAATTATCGACATACGATTTCTGCTCGTGGCTGGATCACCACATCTTCAAAGACACAAGCCTGAGCCCAACAGGTTATGATTTTCTGTACCCATTAACAGCATATGGTGGACCGTTGAGTGCAAATACACCCATTGTATATAGTGCATCTGCTGTTGGAGGTCCTCTGTATGAAATCTGTTATCAAGATTTTTGTTACAAGCAAACAATTCTTAATGCTTTTGAGATCTACTGTGTAACCACAGTGAACTTCATTTTATCTGCCTTGGATGAATCTGTGGCTAATATTATGAAGATTGTGTACGACTTTAACGATGGAAGCGAGGTCATATACAATGACTACAAGTTCACAAACAATCCTCCAGTGTCACCTAAAGACATAGTTGTGTCACATGTATATTACCCTCAAAACAAAACATTAACCACATACAATCCATCTATTAGTGTAGTGTTTAGTGATTGCTGTGTTAATACATATACAGCAACAATTTGCTCTTACCGTTGTGGTATTCTAGATATATACGAAGACACTTTTCTTTTGGATGCTGCACAGTCAAAAGATTCGTTTAATATTATATTGACCCTGGAGGATCAGGATCGTCGACAAATATTTGGTAATTTACTTGACCTAAATGAACCATTACCATTTTTATCTGCTCTGCCTGGTGAGGTGCAGCCTGTGCCTCAAGTTGAAGCTTCAACGGTAGTTAGATCAAACACGGCACGTCGTCTGCGTCGTAATCCTATTGCTGCGTCTGTCTCACAATATGATTATATTGAAGGAGCAGGCATTGACTTAATACCGGATGCGGCAACTCTCGATACACTTGAGCCTCTTCAAACATCAAACCTCTCTATACAATTGAGCGGTACCGGTGCCCCGTACGCTGGCGGTACCGGAATAACTATAAGTGCTTAAATAATATATGTTCACCAGCTATATAACATCTAAGAATTATATAGGGCTAAGTGCCTCATATGCTTACGATAACCAATTAAATTTTCTTAATAAGAATATTGCCATTGATGGTGCACTAACCACCAGCTTTTCACCAGCTTTTTCAGGTACTAATGATTTTATCAAGAGTAACTACAGCTTGTTGCATGTGACTAAGCCCATAAGCTTGGTTGAGATTACTGATTTTAATAGACCATTTCAAGCCAGTAAAAATTATTTTTGTAACATTTTCAATCAAGTCAGCGGCACAGAAGTCTACTTAACTTTTACTAATGCTCTGGATGAACAGCTTCTCTTCACAGTAAATTATGATCAAACTATTAACAGTCTAATATCTGGTTTAAATGATTTCTACTATTTTAACTTTGATTTCACCAAGCCTCAGATCTGCACCATATCTCATCTGTATAACAACAATGAATACTTTCTTACATTCAACCCTGCAACATTAAATCTAAATTTCGTCATTCTTTCAGCATTTACACCACTCACAGTATATAACAAAGATTTCTTCTATACGTTTAATAAAGAAGATTTAACACTTTCTCTACAGGCAAGAATCGGTGGTCAAGCTTACCAGGTAGTTCGTGATAATGCAACCAAGCGTTTGGCACTTAGCAGTACTGATGAAATTAGCTTCACAGATACACGAGCCATATTTTATTTAACTGCTTTCTTTGACCCCAATCTTCCAGAAGTTACTATTGATTGGGGAAGTTATCTGCGCTCCTTCAATCAAAATAATATTACCATTGATAATACTAAGAGCGTATTTGATGTTAAGACAAATTTCTTAATATATGGGCAGTACTTTAATCTTGAGAGAAGTGGACTCATTACAAATCTACTACCACTCAAGACGCAACTCAATACACAAAATCAGCAAGGCAGAGGCAATGTTTTTCTAAATGAAGAGCCTGTAAACTATAGAAATTATGTTTCTATTTTCGGTGGTCCCCGACAAGAGAAAGGATACGAAAAATTACACCTGCAGTATGAGTCATACTCTACCCCTTTTACTTTTAATCAAGGCAAAACGACCTGGTTTCATATGCCTCAAAATATGTATCCTTATAGTCGTCTCAATATTAAAGATACAAAATTAATTGAGGCTGGCGCCATTGGTGGTGATCATCCATTGAGAAGTGATAAGGTTTTCAAGAAAATAGCTAATTATAAAAATACCAGCAATCAAGGTGATAGCAGCGGAGAGCTCACCGGTCAATGGCTATGCAGTTGGCTGTCAGCAGCCCCTGACATATCTGTACGACCAGTTTGGGTTGACCGGTATTATAATCCAAAACTCAACACACCATTTGAAGCGCTCAGCGCATCCCCGGGCAGTGTAACATATATACCTTCATTTGATTGTTATGATCTTAGCGTTGGTATCACAGACGTTCCATCCAGCCTAACGTTTGAGCCAGGTGTGTGGTATGCGTATTCTCATATTGGAAAATCAGATGCTGAACAAAATATCAAAGCGTTGACTATAAATCAGCAGCAAAAAAATCTTTCTTTTTATGAAAGGGTTAACGGTAGAATGCTTGATCCGTATCTTGATGAAGATAATACTGATACATATATTTTTGACGGTACCTCTTATGGTTTGATTGACGCTCGGTTTCTTCAATTCCCGCTAAATAATTTCACCATTAGTTTCTGGGCAAGTCGAGAGGATTGGACTGTACCCACAGGATATCAGCTTGGTGGTAACTTTACCGATTACGGGTTGGGAATATATAACTATGAATTAGTTACCCCTTTGCTCTTTTACCCCTATCAAGGCAATATACTTGCATACAATCAAAATCTTGAGTTGGTTGATTATTATGAGGCACCTTTCAATCGAGGAGAACGAATTGAGTTTTTCTCAAGAAGAGACCCTCTGAACTCTTTCCATATATTCACAGACGACCAGACAATAGCCGAACTCAATTTACAAGAAACTATTATTGACGGGGTCACAGGATTGATCACCAGGCCCATCAAAGATGTGACAAACGATGCAACAAATAGCTATTTGTTGCTCGACAATAATACATTGAGTGGTATCAATCTGGTTTCAAATCTTGCGTTCCCAGTTGTAGCTGACTACAATGTGTCAACAAGAGGAGTTTATCAAACGATACGAAAAACAAACAATAATAAGATTGTACGTGTGGATGGTGTACAGACTATAGTTCGTGGGAATAGTATATATTTCTTGAGTGGCGGTGAAATAAAAGTTTGGGGAACTGAAAGTAATACCATAAGCTCATACATAGCTGGTCCAGTTGAACGCTTCAATATTGACAAGTACAATAATACCTGGACATCAAGCGCAAACAGGATTAACGTATATGGAAAGTTTACTGCCCCTCTTAATACATTTACTCTGACTGCAGATTCATCACTCTCTCAATCCAGTCTAACTGCTCTTAATATTACATTTATTGAGAATTTTAATAACGGCACGCTACAGTCGAGTGTAGTAATTGCTGCAAGTGGGTCTCGAGCAAACAAGCTTGTATTGACTAAATTAAATTACGACGGAGAGATACAGAAGCAGGTTTTAATTAATGCGGATCTATCTCTCAGCTTAAATATTGATCCATCCAATCATAATTACAATTATAGCAATGTTTATGATACTGTTAGTGGCAACAACAACTATACTTTCAAAATAAGATTATACAATCAATTTAATACTGAAGATATAGAAATTCCAAGGGCAACAGTATATGCCGACGATTTGAATCCAGGTTATCATCATTTCTCAATTGCTGTTAATACAGTTAAGGGATACACCAAGCTATATCTTGATGGTGAACTATATGAGACAATTAATTTTACACCAAGCAAATATTCATTTACACCTCTGGTTGTGGATGACATTGTTGTTGGCGCATGTCCGTTTTATAATGGATCGCTATTTGATACTTTCCTGAGTAACAATAACCCCAAGGGTTCATACTTTGCAAAGGACATTCAATTGCAAAATCTGTATATTCATAATACAGAGTTAAATTATTTTGATATTAATATGCTCTACAAGGAAAAAAATGTACCGCAGGATCTTGTATGGGATGTACCATCAGGTAGACGCAATTACATGGAAACAGTTTCCAGATACTTTACCCAACAAGTGCCTGGTGCCAAGAGTACACTTTTCAATGTTTATATAAATGATAGTATTCTCAATCAAGAATGCAGAGATTACTTGCAAACTGCAATTACAAAGAAAATAAAAGACATTGTACCGGGTTATAGCAAATTAAACAAGCTGCAGTGGGTTACAAACTTGCCTGCGCAGAGTGCAGAGTATTTTCAGCCATATTTCCCAGGCAACCCCTAACTAATGCAGGACTCACACCATGAATGCCATAGATACAGAATTTCAAAAAATAGATCTAAATTATGATCGCACAGTAACAGATGTGTTTCAACTGCCATATAGCTTGGATACTATATTATTACAACCAAACGAATTGGCTGTTTCACAATCCTTCAATCTCAAAATACAGAAACTGTATGATAATTTTTTATATCTGTATGGTTTGTGCAATGTGGCTGATTTTAAGATTCCACGCAGATATGAGGGTTGGGTTGGTTATACCAACCTCGAAAAACAAATTCTTTATCTGTACGACGATAGTACAACGAACGCTGTTGCAGTCTTATCCTCAGTTCTTTTTGCAAGCAACCAAGCCTTAGCCTTCTATAGCACAGATAGTCGATATGAGCAGAATTTAATATTTACAAATGGTCAGTTTATCTCTCTCAATGGAATCAATCAGCGTGATGGTGACTATAGTCCTGTAAACCTAATACAACAAAGCAGTGTTGATCCACTCTCCGGTTCAATTAATTTTTTCAATATAACAGGCATAGCACAATACAAAGCAGAGCAGCTCTTCATAAGTGATGCAACTTATAATAATCTTTATTCTTATAATCTTGGTGGCGCTGTGAGTGATGATAATATAAGAAATAGACAACTGTTTCAATTGAATGTTGTTGGTGGCCGGGGCACTTCTCAAGATAGAATTAAGTTTAACAACATTGGAAAAATTGCTGTTGCTGGTGATGTGGTGATAGTTGAAGACAAGGGTAACAAGACATTCAAAGTGTACGATAGAAATCTTAACTGGCTCAATTCAACCATAACACCAACGCTGTTCAATGCAATTTCAACCATCAATGCCATGGTGTATAGTGAGAAAGATAACAGACTGTACATTGCAAGCAACACTGCATTATTTTTACTCGATATATCCACAGATTATAATCTCACGTCTGCAAAGAGTTACGATTTTAGCAGCATACTAACTGGCAATGAATACTTTGTGGATATTAAATTTGCAAATTATGATAAAGATGTTTTCTATCTACTATCAACTAGAAATTTATATAAGAAATGGATAACCAAGCCTGAGAAAAATATTGGCATGTTGAAGAATAGCGTCTTCAATGATGACAATTTCAGATGGATAACAACATCACCTGGTGTGTCAGGGGACGATGTCTTGATATATGCTGTTTCGCAAGACTTGACCAGAAGCTACATTGCAGTGTATCGAGACAATTTGAGTCTTACAACGCTCTTTAAAACAGATAATCCTCTCATAGTGTACTCCAAGCAAGATGTTCTAATAGACCCAGAGGAGTACAATTGTTCATGGGTATACAACAAGAGCATCAAGAAGATGCTCTACAACATGAGCTTGCTTGTGAATAATATTGGATATCGTTTCTTTACAGATGAAGATAACACCGGTACGCCAGTGTTCTTATATCGTGGTTACAATAATTTCTTTAGATATAATGCACCTCTGGATACAAACAAACATTCCAATGTGTTTATTAATGAAAACTTTCAAGCTGAAACAGTAAACAGGTGCTTCAAACAAATATATGATTATCAACAATTGGTGCTTCAAACTATCATAACCAATGACTCTGTCGTGACAGATTTAACCCCATATAGCATCAGTAATGTCTGACCATATGAATAACTATTATATAGAGACATAATATGGCTGGAACATACACATTTCATAGCAAATTGCACAGGGCAAGCCACCATACAATCTCTGGTACTACTCTACCAGATGCAGGGTTGGATCCTATTGCATCTCAAACACAACCATTTATTGGCGTATTCTTCAATACCATTCCAGATTCATTGGGATTCTTGACCATCGACACCAACAGCTATCAATGGTGGACAGCATATGCATCTGTGAGTACTTTGTCAGGTATCTGGGCACCTTCTCTGTCACTTTATAACACTGTTAATACATTGTCTACCAATTGGAATTTAGGTTATGTGGGTTATTCCAACTACTCACAAATCAGTAGTTTGTACGTTTCAGTGTACACCACAGTGAGCACATTCAGTGCTGATTGGAATGCACCGTTCATAATGTTTACCAATCTAGCGCAAGAGTATACTGCAGCCAAGACATTCTCTGGAACAGATCTCAGGATTAACAGTGGCACAAACACAGTAATTTGGGATGTGTCTTCCAATCAAGTGACCTTCATTACACTTTCCAGCAACTTAAACTTTGCAAATCCTCTCAATCATAAAAAAGGTGGCAACTATACATTGAATGTAATTCAAAGCGGTGCAGGGGGGTATGATATCAGATTTAGCACTGCATACAGATTTAACGATACAATTGCATTGTCTGGTGTAATTAGTACACTGTCTGGCAGCCGTACAATAATTAATTTTATGTCAGACGGAACACTACTGTACGGGGATAGGGTAGTGTTCCGCGGATGAGCAATTTTCTTTTTCATAACAAGTTTCACCAGGCAAACCATCATACCATTGCCACTCCTGGTCTTCCAGATAGTGCAACAGATCCCATTGCATCTCAGTCTGAACCATTTCAAGGAATATTCTACAATTACTTAAATGCTCTTGTGAATCTTTCTGCAATTGATGTTTCATATCTGGAAACATTCTTAACAGATTCTATCACCACATTTGATGGATTATCAGTCAACACAATTCAGAGCATATATGCTGCAATCACAGCTAATGTATTTACAAACAGTCAGCAGTGGTTTGAGATGTACACTAATATCAATGCATTGAGTACCATATATGGTCTGTATCCAACTGTTTCAACCACTGTGAACACATACAGTGGCAACTGGAACTTGGGTTATGATTTTTATAGCAGTCTCAATGCATTGAGCGCAAATTATTTCTCCACATACACCATGGTTAACACTTATAGCGCCAATTGGCCGTTCATCGATACAACTCTGAGACTTAATTTGATGCAACAGAATACGCGTTCCAAGAATTTCAGCGGCGTTAATATTACCAGCATAAGTGTTAATACTGCTGGTGTTTCGGCATATTGGAATTTGAGTGCAGCACAGTGTGCATTTTTCAGGCTCACAGGTACTACAGTATTTAAGAATATAGTTAATTCCAATAACAAGAAAAAAGGTGGTGAGTATACCCTTGTGCTGCAGCAAGACGGGTTTGGAAGCAGAAGTGTTACATTTGAAAGTGATTATGTATTTCCAACTGTGTATTTGGGCACAGTGTCTGCAGCCTCACTATATGGCACAGGGTACAACACTTCTGGTCAACTGGGCTTAGGAAATACTAGCAATAGAAATGTATTTACTGCATTAACTGGCAATTGGTCACAGGTGATTTGTAGTACTGCTCATACCATGGCTCAGAGTGCCGGTACCACCAATTGGTTTGGTACAGGGTATAATGGCTTTGGACAATTAGGCTTGAATGATAATAGCAACAGAAATGTATTTACTGCATTAACAGGCAATTGGTCACAGATGGTGTGTGGTGGTGCTTATACCATGGCTCAGAGTGCCGGTACCACCAATTGGTTTGGTGCGGGTTTTAATTTTAACGGTGCATTGGGCCTTGGGGATAATAGCGATAGAAATGCACTCACACCGCTCACAGGCAATTGGTCACAGATGGTGTGTGGTGGTGCTCATACCATGGCTCAGAGCGCTGGCACCACCAAATGGTTTGGCACAGGTAGTAATAGCCAAGGTCAATTGGGACTAGGCGATGATGGCGCTGGTACCAATAGAAATGTATTCACACCACTCACAGGCAATTGGTCACAGATGATATGTGGCAGGGCACACACCATGGCATTGTCTGCTGGTACCACCAAATGGTTTGGCACAGGTGCAAATGGTTACGGTCAACTGGGTCTAGATGATACTATCATCAGAAATGTATTTACTGCATTAACTGGCAATTGGTCGCAGATGGTTTGTGGTGCAGAGCATACTATGGCGCTAAGTGCTAATAACAAGTGGTTCAGTACTGGTAGGAATGTTGAAGGTCAACTAGGTCTAAATGATAATAGCGATAGAAATGTATTTACTGCATTAACTGGCGATTGGTCGCAGATGGTGTGTGGTTATTCTCATACCATGACCCAGAGTGCAGGTACTATCAAATGGTTTGGCACAGGACAAAATTTTTATGGTGAATTGGGTCTTAGTGACAATAGCAATAGAGATGTATTTACAATATTAACTGGTGATTGGTTACAAATGGCAAGCTCTTGTAATTGTATTCATACTATGGCTTTTGATCTGACTACTACAGACTCATACAGGACCAATGTTGTTGCTCCAACTGCTCTGAGTGTGACTGTGATTCGCTTCACATGTGATGGGAGCAAGTTGTATGGCAAGCCAACACCTTATTATTATGAGAGAGACACAATTTGGACGTATTTTGCAGGCCCTGGTGATCTTCACACCCCCAGCCCGGCTGAATTCTATATCAATGATTACTTCATACCCATCAATGGACTCACAGTCGCAGGTGTGGTGGTCCCAGCACAAGGGTATTCTGATGGTGGTGGCATAACTGTAGTAGAGGGGCTTCCATCCTAAATAATAACATATGATGTCATGCAGCAATGTGGAACCAGTGAGTGCTTTTTATAGCACCAATCTTCAATCCAAGATTGAAAGTTACGACAGATTGGGTGCACGCATTTGTCGTGCTCTTGGTGCACCATTGATCAACATTGAAATTCATGCAGATCAATTGAATGAGTTTATTAGCATTGCTTGTGAAATGTACACAAAGTTTGCAGGATACACACAAGAGTATCTGGTGTTTGATAGCAAGCTGTACGACCCAGGTGCAGGCTTGCGACTGGATGTTCTTTTCAGTCTAACAAAAGATTTTAATTTTAGAGCCAGGTTTGAGAATGTTTCCAATGATATCAGAGCACTATACAACGTTGGAAGAATGGTCATTGGTGATCCAAAAAACCCATACTTGTATCAAGTGTTTGATCAAAACAAACCCAGAGAATTGGAATTGCTGAACAGCTACGATTATTTGATTGATAGTTACCGCAAGGTAACAGATGTGTTGGATTTTGAAGAAGGAAGTTCAGATGGCATTAACACCCTGTTCACAATTGAACAATCTTTGGCGCAACAAACCTACTTCAGCTACTCTCTAGGCAATTATGGGTTTGATTTGATCAGTTGGTACACATTGAAAAATTGGCTTGATACCCGTGAAAAGGTTTTAGCATTGCGTCGTGATGTGCGCTTTGATCCACGCACACAATACATGCAAATGTTCCCTGAACCCCGCAACACACATTTCTATGGCATTGTGACTTGCTATGTGGAAAGACCTTTAACAGACATTATCAAAGAGCAGTGGGTGTATCAATATGCACTTGCATTGACTAAAATAGCCATTGGCACAGTGCGTGGCAAATATCAAGGCACACAATTGTTTGGTGGTGGCATTATTAATGCTGCAATTCTGGAAGATGGTAAAACAGAAAGAACAGAATTGGAGAGAAAATTATACGAAAGTGCACCAGGATTCGGGGATGCAGCACCCCCAGAATTCTTTGTAGGTTAACTTGAAACTCACAGTCAAAAATACCAAGTATGTGCAAGGCATTTTCAAGCCCACACACATGGAGAAATACAAAGGCCATGATTTGCCCAGATATCTGAGCAGTTGGGAATTGAAATTGTTTCGCTGGTGTGATATGAATCCCAATGTGTTGGAATGGGGCAGTGAATCCATTGTTATTCCATATGAAAGTCCTATTGATAGAAAAGTGCACAGATACATTGTGGATGCAGTGGTGAAACTCAAGACTGCCACCGGCATAAAGAAGTATCTCATAGAGGTAAAGCCCTACAAACAGACCATAAAACCAGAGCAAACCCCTGGCAAACACAAGAAGACGTTGCTTTATGAGCAATTGACCTATATACAGAATCAGGCGAAATGGGAAGCGGCTAAATTCTATGCAAAGAAATATGGCTTCGAATTCACCATTTTAACTGAAAAGGAACTCAGGAAATAAGTGAAATCTGATATAAATAATAATATGGCCTTACGCTTATTAGTTGAGACACCAGCACCTGAAGACCAATACGAATACGTGGTCGAAGAAAAAAGTGGCAATCAACCCAGCACCATGTACATCAAGGGACCATACATGCAGTGTGAAGAGGTTAACAAGAACAAGAGAGTTTATGATTCCGGTGAAATGGACAAAGAAGTTAACCGTTACATCAATGAAATGGTGAGAACAAACCGTTCCATGGGCGAATTGAACCATCCCACGCAGGCTGAAGTTAACCTGGAGCGTGCCTGTCATTTGGTAACTGAACTCAACCGCAGTGGCAATGTTTATTATGGCAAATCCAAAGTGCTCACCACACCCATGGGACAGATTGTTAGAAGCTTGATCAATGATGGTGTGCGTGTAGGCATGAGTTCTCGTGCCCTGGGAAAACTGGAAGAGTGTGGCAATGGTGTGAACCGCGTCAAGGACTTTCGTTTGGTTGCAGTGGATTGTGTTGCTGATCCAAGTTTTCCCAAAGCTTTCGTCAATGGCATTCTTGAATCCAAGCAATTTGTAGTAACCCAAGATGGTCACTACGAAGAATATTATGATTCATTTTCCGACAGACTTCGCAACCTGCCTCGCAGAGATGTTGAAGGTTATCTCAAAGAACAAATTCTGGAGTTCTTTGGCAAGATCAGCAAAGTGCTCTAATGAATATCTCCCAGCCATTCACACCTGCTGTTATTTCGGTTGGTTCAACCCAACAAAAGCCTGAATTGGCTGCCCAACTGGCCATGAAGTCACAGAAGAAGATGAAACCTGCCATGGTTGTTGCGAAAGATGAAGAATGCTATGAAGATGAAACAGGTTATGTCAACATGTGCAAAAAATGTCGTAAAGATTCACAGAATTTCGTAGGCGCGCACTATAAATATAACAGTATGCAAGAGAGAGTTAATATTGTCAACTTTTTAAAGTTTTTGAACGAGAAAAATTATGCTGAGGCGCATAAATATTTAAAGAAAGTTATGGAAATGAAATTAGCTAAGCGCATTGCACTAAATAAAAATGTGAGGTTATTTTAATTTATGACAAAAGACATCAAAACTATTCTAAAAGAAGCAACACAAGATCTTCTCTCTGAGGAAGTTCTTAAGGAAATCGAAGCAGCATTTAATTCTGCTATTTCTGAAAAAGTGCAACTTCACGTTACAAAAGCTCTTACCGAACAAGATGAAGATTACAGCAGCAAGCTAGAGCATCTTCTGGAAACCATCGATGCAGATCATACATCCAAGCTCGAAAAAGTTGTTGAAGCCATTGATGCTAACCACACAGAGAAATTAAAAGCTCTTGTGGAGAAGTATAGCAACGCTCTCAGCAAAGAAGCCAAAGCTTTCAAAGACAGCACCATTGACAATATTAGCACATACCTTGAAGCGTATATCGACGAGACATTGCCTGCTAATGAAATTAAGGATGCTGTTAAGAATCGCAGAGCCTTGGAGGTTCTCGATCAACTAAGATCCATTTTGGGCGTTGATGCCGCCCTGGCGAAAGAAAGTGTTCGCGAAGCCATCGTAGATGGAAAGCGTCAATTACAAGAAGCTTCTGAGAAGCTTGAAGCCGCTAACAAAGAGTTAGCTCAGGTTAAGGCACAACTCGCCACGCGTAATGCGGAACTTACACTCGAAAAGAAGACTGTAGGTTTATCCGCTCGCAAGAAAGAGTATGTGAACAAGGTGATGAAGACCAAGAGTAGCGAATTCATTACTGAGAACATTGATTATGCCTTGAGCTTATTCGATAAGACAGAAAAAGAGCGGCTTCAAAATATTAAAGAGGAAGCGGTGCAAGATGCAGCTGCAACACAAGTGGATCGTCCAGTAATGGAAGAGACAGAAGTTGTTGCTGAATCAGTCACCAACCCTTACCTCAAAGAACTTTCTAAGTACTAATTAGTACTAGTAAAGAAGTTAAAGAGGCGCAAGCCTGATTTATATTGTAGATTTTATATATTCTACAGGTCGAAAATAAAGGAGAACTAATAATTATGAAATCAATCAGACCTACACAGTCTTACATTGATGAGTCTCGCGCACAAGCGTTGCTCGAAAAGTGGAAACCAGTTTTGGATTACACTTCGGCCAACGTTAAAGCCATCGAAGATGATCATACTCGTTTGAACACAGCCATGCTCTTGGAAAACCAAGAAGCTTGGTGCGTCAATGAGGCTAATCAATCGGGTGGTGGTGCCGCTGGCACAGGTTCTGTCTTCGGCTCCAACGCCACAGGTAACTACGGGAACCAAATTCCCAATAGCTCACCTCAAGGTGATTGGTATGCTCAAGGCGATGCTCGTTTGCCTAAGATTCTCATTCCAATGATTCGTAGAACGTTCCCCGAGTTAATCACCAATGAAATTGTAGGCGTACAGCCCATGGGTGGACCAGTTGGTCTAGCCTTTGCTTTACGTTACAAGTATTCTCCATATCAGCTTGGCAACGATGGCATCGATGGTTCCGGCACAAATGCTGGCAATCTTCTTGCCAATCCCCAACAAGCATCGCTTAACAAGGAGCTTGGTTACCAATACCTCGACACCCGCTACACTGGTACATCCAGCACCACCCTAACCGGTGGCGCACCTGGGACAGACGCCGCAAGCCTCTTCCCTTGGATCAACCAAGATAACGGTGTGGCTCAACTTCTCAGCCAGTTCGAATTGACGGGCAAAATCCCTCAGATCGAAGTCAGCTTTGAAAAGACAGCCGTCGAAGCCGGTACCCGCAGACTCGCTGCTCGCTGGTCGGTAGAACTCGAACAGGATCTTAAGAACATGAACGGTATTGATATCGATACTGAGCTCACCAACGCTATGTCGTATGAGCTACAGGCCGAAATCGACCGTGAAATGATCGCTCGCATGATCCAAGTCTCACTCAACGCTGGTGCTGGCACAGGATACTCCGTATGGAGCCCTGCTTCCGCAGACGGCCGTTGGTTGGTAGAGCGCAATCGCGATTTCTATCAGAGACTCATCATCGAGGCTAACAGAATTGCTGTTCGCAATCGTCGTGGTGCTGCCAACTTTATTGTTGCCACACCTCGCGTTTGCGCGATCCTCGAGATGCTTCCTGAGTTTCAATGGGTGCCAGTCCAAGGCAATGTCAACACTCAACCTGTTGGCGTAGCTAAGGTTGGTAACCTTGGTGGCAGATTCAACGTTTACCGTGATACACGTACAGAGGCCCAATATGAGGGTGGCTTACGTTCCGGTTACCGCGTTGAGTACGCTCTACTCGGATACAAAGGTCCGGAGTTTTATGACACTGGTATCATCTATTGCCCTTACATCCCTGTAATGGTACAGAGAACCATTGGTCCTAATGACTTCTCGCCACGCGTTGGCTTGCTAACTCGTTATGGCGTTGTTGACAATATCTTCGGTGCTAATCTATATTATCACACGATTCTATTGTCCGGACTTGGTCAAGCGTTCACACCTGCAAGTGCTTCAGTTTATTTCTAAAGCATTTGTTGGCAGCGAATAAGAAAAAATTCCCGGTACGTCCCGGTTTAAAAAGAGGCCTTTCGGGGCCTCTTTTTTTGTATTAAGCCAGTCAAAATATATAAATAATACATATGGCCATTATACCGGTATCCGCTTTGAAGGATGCATTTGCAGATGGAGACACACCTGACTCAAATGATTTTATCAATTTAATTGACACCACATGTGCTCTGCCTTCTGCAACCAACAGTAACATTGGATCCACTTACACAACAAACTTGACTCTCGTGCAAGGCATGACCGGGATCCCTGTGGTAATAAACGGTAGCACCTACTATCTTCCTGTGTTCACCACTTATGTGGCTCCAGATCAAGCAGCTTATACAGCCACTGTGAGGCAGACCTATTCAAATGCAGTCTTGGCAGAAACTGTGGGTGCAAGATGTGCCACATTCATACAGAGCGTTTGCGGATATGCGCCAGGTGATGTTGTCACAGCAGCCTGCATATGTTCAGATGATAAAAATGCTCCCATCTTCCCCAACAATACATTTGGTCAATACCCCACATCATTGCAACAATTTTCTGGACCATTTTTTGCTGGTGGCATTGGTGGTTATCCCTTCCCAGGCATTGTGGGTCTGTTTGCATGGATGAGCCATGTGACCACACCAGGTGCATTGTTTATCTATGTGCATCCCCACATTGGCATTACTCAGAGTGGACAAGTGGGATTCATGAAGCGCAGAGGGCAGCAGGGCAATCTGTCTCAAACTTGTGGTGCAGTTAATGCAGCACAAGCCAGAATTGTTGGTACACTTAGTGCGACTCCTCCAACTTTTCCAAGTGCAGAATTCACCATCAATGATTTCCAACAATTCACCTTGGTGAATGCACTGTATTCTAACCGAACCACCCGCAATGCATTGACAGCAGCTGCTCCGTTGCAGGGTGGCACATATGGCCAGAGAATGAAGATAGCCACTGATGCCATTCTGGTTGCAGCATTGAGTGCAGTGGAAACAATTTTACCCATATCTTATGGTGCTTTCTTTCAAGGTGAAAACACAGTGGATGTGTTTGTGCATGCAGGCACATTCATCAATGTGGACGATGGGTACAGTGCTTACATAGACACCATTGCATTCAAGAAATACAATCCAGTCACACAGACATTCACCACCCTCACCAGCGCTTTCACAGCAGCTTTTGCCTAGTCCGCATAATCTAGATCCCCAGCAGTAGCAGATTGTATGTATTGAGCTAAATTATTGTATTGAAATTTAAAGATATATTTGTATTTGAAAAGCGGTTGGCAGAGTTCGCCGGTGCACCATTTGCTGTTTCCACATGTTGTTGTACACATGCACTAGAACTATGCTTCCGTATTCTAAAACCCAATTATGTAGAGTTTTCATGTCATACCTACATGGGAATCATCATGATGCTCAAAAATTTACATGTTCCCTTTCGAATGATTAACGATCAATGGCAGGGTGAATATAATTTTCGCAATAGCCCCATATGGGACTGTGCCAGGAAGTTTGTACCTAACATGTATGTGTCAGGATCTTACAAATGCGTTAGTTTTGGTGAAAACAAACCTCTTGATCTTGGCCGTGGGGGTGCAATTCTCCTGGATAATGAACAACACTACAAGCTTCTAACCATGTTAAAATTTGATGGCAAAGATGTACAATATGAGCCATGGATAGATCAACAATATTTTGATGTGGGGTATCACTACAAGATGAATAACCGCGAATGCATTGTTGGTTTAGACAAACTTAATGAATTCATAACCAAAGGTGACTTCTCTTATTCCCATACACCATATAGAGACTGTCGCAGAATGATAGTCAAAGGCATGCCACTGTTTACATGAAGATAGATTACGTATTTTCGTTTGCTAATCATTTTTATAAAGAGCTCTACAAGCAGCATTTTGATTGCGCTCTTATTAATCCGCGCAATGTTCATGAGCTACAGTCTGTGGATACAGCAAAGAATATTATATTTTTATTTGGAGACCCATACACTCTCAACTATATCAATAGGAGCAATCTTTCTGGCAAGAATATAATGTTTTTAAGACGGCATGAGTTCTATGAAAATAATTTTGCATTGCTTCAAAAAAACCGTGTTAAGATTCAGCATTTTTTTACTTTAAATTCTTTCTTTCAAAACAAATTAAGAGACTCATACGGTATTGAGTCCACCATAGAGAAAAATTATCTGGATGAACAGCTATGGACATACAAAGGAAGAGGCCATGGCAAAGAGATTGCTTGGGTGGGTGAATTTCAGCAACGCAAATCACCAGATTATTTGAGTGAATTATTGTCTTGTTTGCCGGATTATAACATCCATTGTGCCATTTCACCAGGTCCCTCGAAACAACTGTATGTAGATTTTCTACAAAACCATAATCATAGCAATTTATTCCTGCATGATGATATTAATACTCAAGAGAAAATGAACAAATGGTTGGATGATAAAAACTATTTGGTAACCACATCCATATCAGAGGGCTTGCCTAATAATGTCCTGGAGGCTCTGGCCAAAGGTATTAAGCCCGTAGTAAGAGATTACCCTGGCAATATATTTCATAAATTTGCATATGAAAATATTTCTCAATTGAAATTGCACTTATCCGGTGAATACAATTCACTAGAATATCGGCACATGATTGAAGAGCATTATGGATTAAAGCATTTTCTAGACTTTAGAGACAAGGTTATTGAGCTCTAACAAAGGACTTTTGTATCTTCATGTCAAAGAGGTGCGGGCATGCAGTCTTGGGGCATACAATTGGTGAATCAAATAGTTTGATTCTTAGGTTTGGATTCTCTTGAAGATTGCCAAAATATCTCTGTCGGCAACAAGCGCCCCAGATGGAACCATCTTCTTTGATGTTAAGAGCATTTTTGCCTGCGTTACAGAAAATGCCTCTGAAGTTGTGAAAGTTATTTGCTAATATCTCCTGGCCGTCAAATGGGGTCTTTCTGCCATCAAAATATTCAACCTCTATTCTATCATTTTCAAAATTATATTTTCTATTGGATGGATTGTGCTTGATGAAATCTATTTGCTCTTGATTGTAAAGTGGAGTAAAGTGTCTTTTGTAATCATTAACATCAAGAACTCCTTTGTTATTGACAGTGATACCGTCTATTTTGAAGAACTCTTTTGATGCCTCTATTGCTACGTCCCAATGTTCAGGGTCCATCAACACATGCAATTCAATATGCTTTTTCTTTTTTAAAAATATTTCAAAGATGCTTTTGAAGTGATCTATGTTTGCATACCTTGGGTGAAAGCTTGGATACAGAATATCAATCAAATCTACAGCTTTAGACCAGAATTCTAAATTATTACCCAGATTTGTATTCATTGCCACCAGAAAGTTAATGGATCTCAGGTATGACATCACTTCTTCAACTCCTTTATAGAAACTGGGCTCACCTCCAGTGAGGGTTATCTTTCTTTGAGGCTTGGATTGTATGCAGGGGTTATCTTTATATAAGTTATCAAAGAAATTTATATATATTTCAGAAGAAATATGCGGAAACATACCTTTGTGAAGAACAGGGGGGCAGTAATTGCATCGTTGATTGCATAGATTATTAATTACAAAATTAATTGCAAAGATGTCATTGGTGATGCCTTTGATGATGGGTTGGTTAATATGGTTTTGCATGTTCACACTTCCAGCACAATGTATTGGATTTATTGTTACTCAATGAATTTACGATATGTTTATAAGTTTCAGAATTAACAACTTCTTCGTAGGAGCTTTCTATTAGATTGCCTATCTTATGCTCCAAACTCCAGTCCATGCAACAAAGATACACATCTCCATTTGGTAATAAAACGTGTTGTTTGATTTTGTTTGTAGAGCATCTTATGGCCATATTTGCGGTGTTATCTATTTTTTTAAAGCTATCAACATTACCAGCTCTACTATTCCATCTGAAGTAATCAGGGGTTAGAAAGGAGATTTTTGCTCGGGTTTTTACTAGTAAGGGTTGTATTGAAGGGTGTGGCTCTTTTCCAAAGAAAACTATTGCATCGCTATTCTCTAGGATTTGCAGACATTTTTCAACATTATGAATATAATTATCATCAATTACTAAGTTCATTGAATTATCATTAACCGGCAAATGCAAGATAATGTTATCATACTCTCGATTCAGAATTGTATTAATATTATCCTGGGACGCTTTATAGAGGGTTGTAGATATTCTTGTGTAATGCCCTCTGCTTCTGCAGAGGGCCACCATCTTGAAACAATCTTTATGAAAGAAAGGTTCAGAGAACCCTGTAAAATGTATTCTTGTAGAGATTGGCAGTTTGGTTAAAACGTGACTAAAATTTTCTAAAGATAGCTTCTTTATATGAGAATTGTATTTAAATAAAAAAGAATCTTGTGGGCAATAAGAGCATTTTATGCTGCACCCCGCTATAGTGGTTATCTCTAATGCATCCATATATAATATGATATATGCCCAATATTGTTTTACTAGCAATTAGTTACCGATCTGGTTCTAATTGTCTTAGATCAATATTGGACCAGAATAACGACATATCTGCTAAAGGTGAAATATTTAGGCCTTATTTTAAGTTGAACAATGTTAATCGTGACAGTCTTCTGGGTGAGATTGACACACGTCTGAATAGATTTAGACACAGGGAAGACAAAAATAAAGTTTTCTTATATACCAGTGTTGTTGATGAGATATTGAAGCTAGAAGAATATGACTTGATCCGCAGCATTTTACCTGACAAATCAATCTTTCTATATCGGGAAGATCTCTTGGAACAGTACTGTTCAGTCAAGGTGGGGAGTGTGACAGGTGTATACCAGGACACAGAGCAATCCAAACAAGAAAAACAAAAAATAAGAATAGAGTTTAATCTTAATGAATATTTGAATTTTGTTGCCAGAATGAATCGTCATAGAGACTTCTTTGTTGCCTTTTATAAGAAATATAAGATAAACTATATTACTGTAGAATACAAGAGCATATTGAAGCGAATAGAGGAAATATTTAAATTTTTAGGTTTAGACTATAAAGGCGAATTACCGACTACTATTAAATCTGAAAGTCGATCATTGCACGAAATTATAATTAATTTTAAAGATGTTCCTACTAATATGAATCATAAGCTAGTAGTTGATGACATTATTCCTGCTTAATGTTCTTCTGTCAATGGGGCAAACCTTGCAGATATCGTTTTGCTTTCTGTTTGCTAGAATTTTAGCAAAAAAATCTTTTGATTTTTCTGAATTGAATATCTCACTAATAGTTTGTTTGTTTGCGTTGCCTATTATTACTTGTCCTTGGTAATCATGGCAACATGGATTACATTCACCATTCCAATTTATAACAAATGAACCAGAAAAAATTGAGCAACTATTGGGTATTTCTTCGGTAACTTTTTGTTGTGTTTGTTTATTAATTTGTTCTGTTTCAGTATATTCTGCCATATTAAAATTAGGCAGCTTGTAATATATGTTATCGTATAACCCTGAGAATTTATTTTTAATATTGATCAGATCTTGTGTATTGTAAGAAAATAAAACTGTTTGTATCTTTATTTTGGGTCGAGAAGGCATGTCACCATATTTGTCGAAATAGTATTTCATTCCTTCGTGTATCTTGTCTAGATCTACACCCTTTCTGTATGTTGCATTTAATTCTTTGGTTGACCCATCAATACTAACAACACACTCATTCAGCTTGCTCTTGGCTAGTAAGTCTATATCTTCTTGTTTGTAGAAGACTAACCCGTTTGTGGATGTCCTGTGGTACACATTCTCTGGGATCATTTGATAGAGCTGGGACCACCTGGGGTGCAGAAAAGGCTCTCCATAATTGAAAGAGACTATTTGCACCTTGTGATTCAATTCTCTTACCTCATTCATTATTTTTTGAAATAATTCATTGGAAATGAACCCTTTTTTTCTATCCAAAGAATCAGAGCCTGTAGGACATAGGGGGCATTTGGCATTACACGTGTTGGTAAGCTCTATCATTATGGAGCTAAGATGTCTATTCATATACGGGATGAACAAATTTATGTTCTTTTAATTTTAGTTTTGCTTCTTTTTCATCTATAAATTCATCATAAAAATAACGAGCCCTTCCTTTCATATAAATTATAGAATAAAATTCAGCATGATCATATAGCTCTATGTTGAGATCTTGGCAAGCTATGCCCATGAGCAATTCCGTTGACAGCATATATTCACCAGGTAGCCCTCTCGCTAGAAAACTGCTTATTCTACTTGTTAGAAATTTATCGTCTTCAAAGTACTTTGCCGTTTTAAATGTCTGTATCACATTGGATCCAATTCCAAAGATTCCATTTTGTATGAATTTGGGTCGTATTAAATTTATGGGCACCTCACCATCGTAAATCCTTCTATCAAGAGTAGATTTGAATAGAGTTCCAAACACAGTATTCTTTAACTCATTATGTAGCTTTATAGTGCCTTGCACTCTTGAATCTGGGTCTGCCTTTATTACAACATCTGTGTTGAGATCATCATACACATTGATTATGTTGCGAAAAAAAGCACCTGGTGTTGCATTGATATGGGATCTATCAAATAGATAATATCTGAAATTATTATCGTGGCAGTATTTTCTTATATCTGGGTCATCATTTCCATCGCTCATAACAGATGTGGGACTATTAGGATAATATTTTTGTATCTGTAAAGCACTTGTTTTTAATAAATCAAAATCTTTATACACCGGTACTATGAAGCCTATATTCATATTTCTAATACTTTTTTAAATATATTATTATTGTGGTTTCTTGCATTATTTTGAAATGCTGTCAACTCTTCTGTTAGTATATTGTACTTATTTTCATTATTCAAGATATCTATAATGTTACAGTCGGCAGAATCAATTTGCTTCAAGATATTATATTCTAGAAATTTCTTATTGGCAATGAGAGGGATTTTATTGGCTATACTATGTGTGAGAGATTCTGATGTTTTAATGCTAGTATAATCCACTTTGGAGCCATCGTAAGGTATGAGTAAGAACTTGAACCCGGCAATTTGTTTGTAAAAATCTGCATGGCTACACATGTCTATTGCTTCTGCATTGCTTGAATGTATTTGCTTGATAGTCTTCTTGGCTCCTTCACCTAGTAACTTTATGCTGCAATTATTTTTTTGCATAAAAGAACTTATATATTCTATGGATATCTTATTTTCAAAAAAACGAGAAGTTATTCCAATTATATTTTCCTTGCGTGCATTTAAGTTTAGCGGTGTTTCTGTTTGAAAGAAGTAGTTTTCGCTAAATGGCTTTTCATATACTCCGTTGGCTATATTTTTGGAGAGTGGAAAATGCTTTTTAATTGTGCTTTCACCATGACCCAATGGCCTATGATGTACAAATATAAGATTGGTTGTCTCTCGAAAAACAGGATTTGTATGAAACTCAGGAATTCTATTGTTAGATTCAAGTGCAGTTATAATTATGGAAGTATCAAAGCGCGGCACATGTGTCAAAGATAGTTTGTAGAGGTTACACAATTCTTTGAAGCCATACTTATCATTAGGGGCATGATGGTAGAACATAGGTGATAATCCCAAACACTGTAAAGATTTGTATATTGATAGTGCTGTGGCGTGGTGATATTCTGTATTGACAATGATGCCTATTCTCATTTATATTTCTCGTATAAGTTTTTTAACGTAGATGTTATCTCATTTGAATCTTCTCCCGCTTTCGATAGCAAGGAGAATACAAATGAACTAAAACATTTTTTTGATTCAGAAGACATCCACGGTTTGCTATTGCCGTGAAAATGCAGTATAGCTATATCTTTCATTGTATCTTTTGTCACTTGGCTTGTTACTGTGTTGTATTTTTGAGGCAGAAAGGTCACAGTATCGCGAAAATACAGATTAAATGCAGACTGATCATTATACCATCTTCTTTTTTTAGCCAGATCTATCAAATTATCTTTGTGTTTTCTGTGTATTGTTTCCTTGGATAAGATCATGAGACCGCAATTAAAGAAATTCTTTTCAAGATAATTTAAATCCAAAAGCATGTCGGGGTATTTTCTGCAAGCTGCAAAATCACCGGAAAAAAGTAATAGATCTTTTATGTCTTGCAATACAAGCATGTCTGAATCTATCATGACGATTTTGTCGTAGTTAAGATGGGACAACTCAAACACATCAAATCTATAATACAGGTTGTAGTTGTATTCTTCTTGTATATCTTTGCATTGAATGTAATCCTCTTTTTTAACATGAATTATTTTGATTTTATTATATATGTTACACAATTCAGAGATAGATTCATCTGATAGATGCCCATCAGAAAGAATTACATAATCCAGATCAAACCATGGGTTATTAATCAGTAAGCTTTTGAGTAGAGCTCTCATGCCTGGCATGAAATCATCATTTAGAGCAGTAAAAAAGGCTGTCATATGCTATCTTTATAATGTAAAAATTGTTCAATATCACTCTTCAGCTGCCTGTATTCTTCTTTTATTTGTATAATTCCATTGTCTCGTTTTAGCATTAATAGAGGATCAAAGTGATTATTTTCATATATTTTGTATCTATCTATATAATTGCGTTTGCTCAGCTCTCCATGGTAATTGTGATAAACTTTGCCTGTTAAATACCCTGTCTTGAGGTGCTTGCATTTATTAAAATACTCTTGAATGGTGTTGTAATGGTTTTGGGAGAAAGGATAGTATGCAAATTTTTCCTTAGCAAAACAACTCCGAGGATAAGGCATCATTTTTTCTTGAATGAAACACCGGGCCATGATGGCATCACCGGTGCCTGCAATATTCATATCATACAACCCTCCAAGATGCTCAAATACACTTTTTTTCATGGCCCATGCAAATCCACAATGTCCATGTCGGTTGTTCACTTGTTTGGCATAAACAAAACCGGCAACAGGGTTCAAGGGTTTATTATCTTTATCCAAATGATAGCAAGAGTCAAACAACTGAAGCACATCAAAGCCTTGTTCAAATTTTTGTAATGCTTTGGAATACCAATCTGCATCAACAAAGCAGACATCATTATCTATCCAAAAAACATATTCTATATCATGAATATGTTTCTTGATGGCCAGATTTAACAAATTTTCTTTTAAAAAAATCTTATCTTCACTTTTGAATGTGCAATCAAAAGATATGCCATTTTCATGTATGCCAGAGACAATTGAAACAGGATGTTTGTTCTTGAAAGTTTCTATTGACTCCTTCCTGTTTTTATTATTGAAGAAGTTGAAGTAGCTTGTGAAAATCATTACCCTTGAGCTTCTGTCCAAGTAACTTTGCACAGAGCCTGGTTAGTTGGAGAGGCTGACACAGGGCGAGCAAAAACTGTTAGAATATCAGGACCATCAGGGTAAACTGTATTACCGCCCAAGATTGAATTGCCTAGATTTCTTATGATATTAATATTATAATCTGTAACTTGGTTTCTGCCAGAATCTTGTTCCCCTGCCAAAAAGCCTCCAATGACTACTCCAGCACTCACAGGAGTGTTTCTGACACTTGCACCTGTATGATCCACATATTGTGCCAAACTGCCATTGCCTGCATTGATCCAATTGCCAGACACAGGCCATAAGCTAGATTCACAATTGAGCTTTATGGTCACATTTAATGCTTGACGGGTGACTATTTGCACGTCATTTAATACTAGAATGGAGCGATTGATAAGATTGCGCACTCCTACAAAGCTGCCTATGCCATAATCCACTGCTGGTGCCAGACGAACAGAAATGAGCGGAATGTCTCTATCCAAGGTGGGGGCTGCAGATGTTGCAGTGCCTGCAGTGAACAAATAGGATTTGTCAGGAGTGAATCCACCATCCATGATGACTGAGGTTCCCCAATGTGATAAAGTTGGTGAGCAGTTTTGATTGAATGAAAACACATTGTTGTATGGAAAGAATCGAGGAGTGGGTATGGTTGAAACACCAGCAGAGTTGGTTAGATTGCCCACATTTCTACGGTCTATTCTTAACACCTGTTCACCTGCAGAATTGGCTCTTAGCTTGCTGTAACGCATGTATTCATAGTCATACAACAGAGTGCCACTGTTGGGAAGCATGAAGGTGGCACTGGGTGAAACAGTTATGCACGATGTGGATGGGAGCATTGTCTGCACGGTTGCTATTTCTTTTTGTGTTGCAAAATCATATCCTTTGTAATACACTTTCCGGTTTTCAGGATCTGATACAATGTTGAAACTGGCTGTTGTAGCCTGCCCACTTTGAGTCAATGGTTGTGTGGGTGGCGTAAAATTGCCAAATGGATATTGTGCAAATCCTTGAGTTATACGTATGTCATCCAAATAACTGTAAGTTGCGTTTCCGTATATCATACCGCCAAAAAAGAATTGACCTCCTTCAAAGGTATTAAAATTTGTAGTTGATACTACAGATGCACCATCAACAAACATTTCACATCTTCCATTCAATCTCTGCAATACAACATGGTGCCATGTGCTGAGACTAAGAACAGATGTTGAAGAAGTAAAGGTATTTTGTTCATAGTAACTCCCCAGACCTATGATGGCTCTTGCTTTGCTATTGGCAGTTAGTTCTGCATGCATTCCAAACCCTGGTATACCATAATACGCTGGGGCTCCTCTATAAAAAATAGTATTGGCACTACTGTATGGGTTGTTAAAAAATCCAGGTTGAAACGTATCAAAGTAAACAAACAATTCTACTGTAAAATCACTAGGAAAGGCAGGGGTGCTGTTGCCAGTATATATGGTGCTATTGTAATAATATGTTGGCTCAATTCTGACACTATGTGTACCAAATTTTACTCGAGTAGTGCTAAATGGTAGAAAGGAGTAGAAGGCACCGCTATATAATCTGTCATATGGATTGGCAGCAGTTGACTGATTGTCAGGTATGTTATCTAAAGAATATAACCCCTTCACACCATCGGCTGAATTGCTATATCTATACAAGTTTGCTGACAACCGGGGGCGAAATGAAAAGTATGGCCCAGTCAAATTGTTTGCTTGCTTGACTTCTACAATTCTTGGTTCTGGCAAATCGTTTAATGTATTGTACATGGTAACGTTGGTTTGATTGGCTTGCAGAATGTACCCTCGTTGAGGTTTATTAATCACCTCAAATCTTGCAGGCAAGTTGCCAGAGCGCATGTAAGCCTCCAGATTCACATTATTGTTCTTCATTTGATGGCAGAATATGATGCTACCGTCTGTGGCTCTCACACCCCACCGCACTCTTCCTGCACCATACCAGCTATAATCAAAGTACAACATCTGCATTTTGTTCAGGTCAATGGTGTACCCACTAGGGCCAGTACCATCTAATTTATCCAGATTAAAATTTTCTTGATTAAAACTCACTTCTTCAGTCTTAGTATAGCGAACACCAGTAATGAACTGACCGGTATATTTTGGCACAATGGATATGAGGAAATCGCTATTGATATCACTAACATAGTAACTCATGCCTCTGATCACAATGTAATCTCCAACTCGTAGTTGTGATTCAAATTTTGTATTGAATCCAAAGACGGTTGTAGAGTTGTTGCTCACAGTTATGGTACCTGTCATGTTGTTTGTGCTGGAGCGTTTCACAACAGAGAGTTTGTTTCCATCGCATTCAAAAAAGATTCCATTTTGTTCATCGAATAGACCAGTACGAACCACGGCATCATTCCATCTTATCACATCCACCTTGCCCAACCCATCAGGAGATATGTCTGTTGGTGCTGTGAGAGTATTGAATTGAGTTGTTAGAGTACTAGACACAGGGAGCAAAACAGTGAATGTGTTTTGATCGCCCACAGAAGCCACAGTGAACGTTGTGTTGTATCTGTTGATACCACCTTGAACGGTGAGGCCACGAAGACGAACTGATGCTCCTTCAAGATAAGCAGAAGGTTGGGCAAAACCATGAGGTTGCTCTGTGGCAATGATCATCACATAGAAAGATGATAATCTTTGATTGTAAGCTGTGGTGTCAACAGATATGTTGCGTATGTCGTAGCTTGGCTCGAATAGTAACCCTGTACTGAATAAAATACTCTTACCAGACTGATATCTGAAATAATTGCGGGTTTGACGAATAATCTGAGAGTTTAGACTGTTATTTGCTGATGTTATCTGTACCCCGCCATCAGTGGCTCTGTGCAAAGCATACCCTTCAGGCCGCACATACAATCTGGTATTTGTGGTGTTTAATACAGTATCACTCGCAGGAAATAACCCAGCAGTTAAATCAGATACATATGTAAATGAAGTAGGACCATTAATTTGAGCTATATTAAATGCACCAATTGTATAATCTGTTGCACGTGTGCTATCAATAACCCAAATGGGTTGATCTAGGAAAAAATTATGTGGTGTTGTGGTTGTTACACGCACATTAGGTGTGCCAGAAATGGAAACCATTGAGGTGAAGGGAATAGGCGCCGTTGTATAAAATCCGCCAAGGTAAGCATTAGTCTCTGCTGTGGCATAATTGGTGTTGGGTCGAATAGCCAGTCTTTTTCGTGGTGATAAAGTGTATTGGCGGATATTGGGTGCAGCTATGACAAGAGACACACCATCTGCTAATCCGTTTAGTGTATTCACAAGCACAATGGGTGTGCCCACGGTGTAAGAGAGAGATGGTGTGTATGTACTGGCTAAATTGAGTGTGAGTCCACTTGTGGCTGAAGCAGCAGATAAACTTTGTATTTGATCTGCCATGAGAATAGAATCATCTGTTTTCAAGAATATCGAGGGAGTGTTGTTCATTAATTCCAAAGTTTCCCACTTGGAGGATTGCAAGGAATATTCGAAATCTGTATCAATTAACGATTGAGGGTTGCTGGTTCGTATTCTTTCAACAGCATCATTTTGTACTGGCTTTATTATTCGATTGCCAATGTCAGCGCTATTGTATGGAAAGCTCATCCTTGTGCCTCTGTCCAAGATACCCTGCATCTTGCAGTTGTGGAAGCAGCAGTATTGGACCGGGCAAATACAGTTAAAATATCAGGCCCATCAGGATATATCAGATTGCCACCCAGTATGCTGTTGCCCAATTCACGTATTGCATCAATGTCTGTTGTTGTGACTTGCAGACGACCCGAGCTTTGTTCATTGGCAAAATATCCCAGTATGATATCACCACCAGTTGGAAGTGGTGTAGTGCCACGAACAGAATGATCAATGTATTGCGCCAGACTGCCTGTGCCAGTATTTACCCATGTAGAAAGAGTTGTGAATTGGGTTGAATTGCTATTCAAACGAACTGTCATGTTCAATGTTTGGCCGGTGATTATGCCAATCTGCTTGAGTGTCAAGTAAGATCTGTTGATGAGACTGCGTATTCCAATGGAGGCAGGGTTACCAGTATCAGCAGCCGGGGCAAGTCTTACGGATATGAGAGGCACATCAGCAGAAGCGGGAACTGTTATATTGCTCTGATTGATGGCTGTGAAAAGATATGATTTGTCTTGATCAAACCCACCATCCATAATAACTGAAGTTCCCCAATGGGACAGAGCAGGAGAGCAATTCTGATTGGCCGAATACACCGTGGTTTTATTCAATAAGAATTGTGGAACAGATAAGAGACCACCTGTATTTCGTGTTGCGTTAATCAATATGCTTGAAACAGGTGCTGACACAGTATCAGCTAGCTTCACATAATTAAGATTTTCGTTGCCGATTATTAGTTTGCCAGAGGCAGGCATGGTTACATTTGAAGCTAGCCGGAAAACTGAAGCGCCTGATAGAGCGCTAAACAAAGCAGGAACTTCATTGTTATCACGAAATACTCTGTAGTTTCGGTAAGTTGTGATTGGATCATTAGATGCTGTCAATGTAGCAGTAACATTACTTAAAATATTTGCTGAAACAACAGGAGACAATGAAAAGTATATTATATCATTAGATGACTGTTTGAGTTCATACATGCCACTTGTTGATTGAGTATTGGTAATAGATACGCTAAACTGATTGGATTGCAGAGCCACTGTGGGTTGAGATCTGTTTATGATTTCAAATCTGGCTGGTAAATTGCCTGAACGCATGTATGCTTCAGTGTTTGTATTGTTGTTGACCAATTCATGACAATACACTATCCCACCATCTTCGGCACGAACACCCCATCGTATTCTACCGGCACCATACCAACTATAATCAAAATATATCATTTGCATTTTGTTGAGATTGATTGTATAGCCGCTTGGACCTGATCCATCAAGTTTGTCTATGTTAAACTGGTCTTGTGCTGCTCTTATTTCTTCTGTCTTTGTTATGCGGACCAAAGAAATGCTTGGCCCACGATATGCAGGACTAATATTCAAGGATGTGTCATTGGTAATTTTTGTAATCAGATATGTCATGCCTTGAATTACAATGTTATCACCTTCCAGAAGCTGAGAAGTAAACTTAGTATTTGTACCAGTAATTACAGTGCTATTGTTGACTGCAGAAACAGTGCCAGTCAAATTGTTTGTACTGGAACGCTTCACAGCAAAAAGCTTATTGCCATCACATTCAAAATAAATTCCATTCTGCTCATCAAATAAGCCAGAACGAACCACACTATCATACCAACCTACAACTTCCACTTTGCCTATGCCTCCAGGTGATAGGTCGGCAGGACCATTGAACACACTACCTGACACTGGCAGCTGCAAGGTGAATGTCTTGTTGTCTGTAACAGTATTCACATAATATGTTTGGTTGTATGTGTTGGGTTCAAGTGTGGTTGTGAGATTATTTAACCGCACAAAGGTTCCCTCGGTATACAAATTTTTACCAGAAAACCCATGATCCTGTTCTGTGATCACAGTGATATCAAAGAAAGGATAAGATGAAACGTTATAGTTTGCTGTGGATGCAGAAATTCTTTGAATATCGTAGCTGGGTTTGAATAAAAGCCCAGTACTAAACAATATACTCTTTCCAGATTGATAGCGAAAATATTTGCGTGTTTGTCTTATGATTTGTGTGTTTTGTGTGCTGGTTCCATTGTTAATCTGCACTCCACCATCAGTGGCTCTATGTAATGCAACGCCTGTGGGACGAACATAAAGACTGGCGCTGGTAGTGAAGAGATTGGTTGTGGTTGGTGATCCAGATATTGCATTTACCGATGTGTACCGAAATATATTATCTGATAGTATGGAGGTAATATTGAATGGACCGGTATGGGGGGCCGATACAGCTGCACTTGGATCAAGCAGGTATATGGGTTGCTGCAAGAAGAATTGCTGGGGGGATTGAGTTTGCACTTGAATTTCATTTGTACCGCCTATGCCTGAAAGTGCCACAATAGGAATTCTTGCATTGCTAAAGAAACCACCAGTATAAACAGTAGTGTTGTCAGTTTTATAATTGGCTACAGCAGGGTTGGGCTGTGTGCGAATGGCCACCAGTACATCACTGGGAGTACTGGACCCTGCTGCACCTTGAGAAAAAACACCCTTCACTATGGAACTGCCATCCACATTTGTCAGATCGGATGTTTCACGCAGAACCAATGGCATGCCTCCAAAGAATGCAGGTGTAGGTGTGTTTGTGGTTTGCAGTCTGACCAGATTTCTAAATGCTGCAGTGAACAGATCATACTGCACTCCGGCTCGGTATGGTAATTGTGTATTGACGGAGAAACCACTGTTTCCAAGAGTTAAACCATCATTTGCAACGATAATTTTACTGTTCACGAAGAAATTCTTGAGAGGACAAACAGTGATTCTGTTGCTGCCTGGATAGAAAATATACATGGTGACTACCCCTTCGGTACCCCAGTTATTATAATAATCTACAGGTTGTTTATTTGAATTGAATCCCAGTGTGAGCACAAGAAATCGTTCATTAGCAGCTCCAATGTTTTCTCGTCTTGAATATACCCGCTTTAAATCGACATAATTATTATAACCGAATGCATTACCTGCATCATTTACAACTCCACCATAGTAACTACCTGGCCAATAATTGGTAACATATAATCCTGAAATGTCTGTTCTATTACCGAAAAACGGTGTATTTTGCCAACCAACTCCTCTGTACAACCCCTGAACATTACTTTGATCTAGATTGAAGGTGTTTACAGTCTGACCATAGAATAGAATATTGAAAGGCAGAGTGATTGTTGCGTTAATTTGATAATTGTCATAAGTGTATTGATAATTGCCATACTGGTCAAACTGGTCTGTAAGTGTACCTGCGGCCACCTCAGTCCAACCTGAACTGATGGGGCCATTGCGGGTGCTTCGAGGATCTGTTATGAATACCTCAGAACTTACTGCACTGAGCAATGTGGTGAAGCTGCTCACAAAAGGTGAGATGCTGGTGATCTGTTGGTTAGTAAAGCTGGGTTCATTGGATCTTATGAACACACTGGGTATGTTGTTTGTTAATGGCAGTGTTTCCCATTTGGGTGATTGCAGGGAATATTCAAAATCTGTGTCAATCAAGGATTCAGGATTGGCAGCTCTGATGCGTTCCACTGCATCATTTTGAATGGGACGTATAAAATTGTCTGGATTCAGAATGCTGGCATCCACAATTAAATCATTGGCAATCAAGTAACTTGTGAGAGTGGGCAGAGATGTGTTGGTAACGCTGTCCACAAGGGTTTGACCAGTGATCTTTTTGTTAACATTTGTGGGCGAAACAACTATGGGTATGATATCAGATACACCCAATGCAGATGCACCTGGCAATTCAGTGAATTTACGTTGTACCAGAGCCATATGGGTTATTTATTTATTCAAATGACATATTCTATAGTAGATATATGTATATCAAGGCACATAGCTAAACGAAAAATCAGTTACTAACACTTCAAAATCACTCAGATATGAATATGCAGTGCTGTGATTTCTGATGATGCATGCTGCAGTTGGTGCCACAGTGGCAGTGCACAATTTGCGGTATGTTTTGGTCAAATATCCTGCAATGCTTCTGGTCACTGTTTGACCTGCTCCTACAGTAAATGCACACAACGGAAACACCATGCTGGTGTTATCCAAAGAAACCCCATTGTGCAATCTGTACTGAATATAGTTCAAAAAATTATTGTAAATGGCAGAAGTCATGTTGGTAGCTGTGGAAGGGAACAAATTGTAGTCATTATTTTCACACCATAATTCTATATTGAATGCAGACAGGGAACCAGCACGAGCACTCACTGGGTTGTTGCTATATAGAGTCAGCATATCTGACCCATTGATGCCACTCAATCCAACATAAATCAAAGGTGGTGGTGTTTGTGTGTCTGTTAAGTTTCTACATAATCTCATTCTACCTCGGTCCAATGGAGTTATCATAGGCAGTATTCTGTTGCCACATAATTTCCTCAATTGCATGTTGAATTCAACCAAGTTGTTGGTGCCACGGAATCCAAAATTAGTCTTTTTGGAGAAAAAGAACAAAAACATGGGGTTGCCACCATTGGTTCCGACAGCAGTTCCAGCATATCTATTCGCCAGTATGATCAAATTGGGACTGGTTACGGTGCCAGCAACGGTAGTATTGAGAGCAAATCCTTGAAAAGGTGTGTTGTTGGGGTCGTATATTGGTCTTTGTGTGCTGTACCAACCGGACTCTGTAGTGCAAGTAGGTGTATTTCCTCTACTGAATGTACGGGGGCGAGGTATCGTGGCACTGTAAGCAGTAGAAATTGTACTATAAGCTATATAGATATATGCACTCAATACATTACCATGACTGGTGTTACCACCTAATGTGTTATCTACATTCAAATACCAGCCAGTAAACGTTGCAGTTGGATCTGAGGCAAAAAAAATGGGTTGTTCATGAATAACACCTTGACCTGCTATAAAGCCGGTTCTCACGCCTCGGGTGGAAGGAAATTGCGCTTGAAATTGACGGCTATAAAACTGAAATGTGGGGGCGATAGAATTACCAGAACCACCAGTGGTAAATTCATATATTAATCCATTACTTGATGAATCAGGATATTTTTGTTCTTGAGTGCCTACGGCAAAACCTGGATCAATACTGTTAACAGCTCTGTAATCAAGAGTCCAGAATTCAGGTTCATCAATGTAAACGCCTGCAACACACCCCAGCGGTTCACCATTGCCGAAGTTGGTATCACCAAAAACACCTGCCTCCGGGTATGTGCCACTCAACACAGCGCGCTGTGTGCGTGCTGCATTAATAAAGATGTGTGGCCCTTTTGTTGTTTGTGTTTGACCAGATTCTGCAAAACCTGCCATGTTCAGATTCACTGTGCCTTTCAAGTCATAGAATGTGCCTGTGGTGGCACCTACAGGCACCCCGCTGTGCTCTGGTAAGAATAGCCAGCCTTGTGTACAATTGTTCCATATGTTCAATCGTTTCATGGTCACAATCAAATCATTGATCTGAACTTTGGCAGCATCTGCAATAGGGGTACCTAACTTGTTGAAATATGTCAGAGCTTCTGGTTCATAAATAATCCCTGCATAGTATGTGGTGACTGGTGTTATCATGCCAAGCTACCTAATCCCCATACAAAATTATTATATTTGTATAGTAATGTGGAGGAGAAAGGTAATCGTACTTTGGAACCTGTTGCACACAGTATTGGTACTTGTGTGGAAGATATGTGCAGAGTGTTAGTGCCCAGAGTAATAAGAGTCACATTAAAATTATTGGAGAGGTCACGAGGAACAAGTACGCTAACAGAAGAGGTGGTGGTATCCACATGATATATGTTTCCATTGTCAGCATCAGAACAAGTATAACCATCTGGAAATTCAGCTAAAGTAATAGTTTTAGATATTCTGAACGTAACAAATGCACTAATAGCACAAAGAGTGGTGTAAGCTGAAGACCAATTGGCGCTATTTGCACAAACACTTGTGTATGTGCTTGTCCATTTGGATGCATCAGCAGTAGCTGCCTGACTATTCGTCCAACCTATGGATGTTAAGATATTTCCTGTATTCACCCAACCTGCACTAAGACTCACCACAGTATCAGTTGTGGAATTCCAAGCAGGGTAACCATCAATGTTGCTGTCCACCATGAGCAGACTATCCTCTGTGATAAATTCATCTCCAGTTTCACTTATCACATAAGTGAACAATTCATTCACAGCTGCATCATAAAAACTACTGTTGGCATTGAAAGATGTATATGCCCCAGACCATAGTCCGCTATTTGCATTTGTGGTGGTGTAATTGCTGTTCCATCTAGCAGAGGCAGCTGCTAACAAACTAATATCAACTGCAGACAGATAAGCAGCTGAGTTGCTGGTTAAATTGGTGTAAGCTTGAGACCAATTGGCACTGTTACTCTGTGTTGTACTAAAATTACTATTCCATTGATTGCTATTGCCACCAAGTGCAATGATAATATTATTAGTACTCAAGGTACCAGACACAGTAGTATTGCCAGATATGGCCACCTTGGCAGTGCTGTCAATTGTTCTTCCTATGGCAATTCTGGTACCAGATATAATGAAAGTGTTGGTGTTGTATGACCCAGCAATTACTGTGTCTGTATCCAATACTTCCAGTATGGGCAATCCAGTAATATCATTTACAGACATTAATGATCCAGTTAGAGCATCAGTGACACTGAACAATCTGCCTTGTGCACCATCTACTGTGAATCTGTCTAATGCTGTTAGTGCTGTGGCATAGCTTGTGATATTCAAGCCACCACCATTATCGTAATTTAGACGAACAGCGCTGTTCAATGCAGCAACTGTGGAAGCTCCAGCTACATTTCTATCAAAGAATATGGCACCAGAAACAGGTACAACTAACACATTAGGCATATGCTATATTTATAGGAAAAACCTGCTCTTTGTGGCATTATAATTCTGCAAGATTTCTGTTTGTGATAATGCACGGTTATATATAGTTACATTATACAAATTTGAGTTTGTATCATAAGGTCTTCCTTGTGCATTTCCGATTATTAATGAGTCGGAATTAGTTAAGTTTCCTAAAGTAAAACTATTATTTGTGACAGATGATATAAGCTGCCCATTTCTATATTGTCTTAATGTATTGTTTAAGCCATTATTAGATCTTTCTGCTACAAAACTATAAAAACAAATAGAACTTAATATGTGTATTTGAGTAGAAGAGTTCATTAAATTTGGAGTAATATCATAGTAAAATCCTGTGCTATATCTAAAAGTAAATCCAGTAAATGAACCAGGACTAGTCGTCGTTCCTCTTTTAGTTAGATAACCACCAAAGCTAGCTTCAATATTAAATATATTACAAAATAAATTTATACTAAAAGAACTTGTTCCAAAATTTCCTAAAGTATTGTTTGAGCATTGTATTGAACTACCATTAAGATTTATGCCTCCTCCATATTCATTTAAAAATGTAAAACTTCCAGCTATATTAAAATCATTATTATTATTAGATAAATCATACCAGATATTTCCGCTTCTGGGATAACTTTTATTATTAGCAGCATCCAAGGATAGGATTAATGCATCTGTGATGATATCAGGGCCTCCGCTGACACTCATAGTTTAAACCTTCCTTTCAAAGCATTATAATTTTGTAGAATTTCAGATGGTAGCAATTCACGATTGTACAGTGATACAAATGAAATATTACCAGAAAAACGATGTGCAAAGGTCGCCCCTGGTACAGTAGCAACAGTACAATCCACAGCTGTAGTATTTAGACTATATGCATCATCAAAAGTCGTGGCAGACTTCTGCAATCCGTTTATAAAAATCTTGAAAGCGTGAGTACTGCCGCCTGCCGCATATGTGGCACTTAAGAAAACCCAATTATTAATGCCTGCCCATTCATTTGTCATGACTGAGGTTAATAAACACTCCACCCCTATATACCCACTTGCATCTAACCATAAAGCAGATCTACTGCCCTGATAATCATTACTTCCAATTCCAAAAAGCTCTCTCCCGTCCTCTAATGTGTTTGCATTGAAAACGGCGCACATGCTTCTTGCATTTGATCCTGTTGGAAATTGAGCAGAAAAAGGTATGGAAGTATAGTTATCTCCGTTAAATACGATACTGCCTCCATTTGCAGCATCAAAAGATGGTCCATCAATCAAGGTACCATCATTACCATATCCACTCAAATCTCTCCAAGTATCACCTGAGCCAGGATAGCTCTTGCGGTTACCTGCATCCAGGCAGAGCACTAATCCATCGGTAGCTATTTTAGGTGAATGATGAAAGCTCATGTTTCTCCCCATGTCACCCAATGTGACCAAGTGCCTGATCTGTTTGTATAAACAGGGGTGCCAGAGACCCCTGTTCCCCATTTTAAATCATTTGGAAATGATCCACATGTGCCTCCATCCCAACCAGCACCTATGGCACCAATGGAATCACCCCAACTGCATGGATTTTGTGTGTTATTATAAATGCCATGAGCTCCGGAGGATCCAAGATGAACTCTTCTGTAAGCATACCCACTGTCTGCAGCTAAAGAAGAAACTGTATTATATTGTTGAAATGTGTTGAAATAAACAGCCGCGCGATAGTCAAGAGCATCTCTCTGAACTAATAATCCCTGCATAGGGATATTTAAATCTATTTCATTAACGGTTGCAGTAGAAGCATATGCAGATCGAAATGTGCAACAAAATGGTTTACTATCATAATAATTAGATCTGTACTCCATTTGACGAGGCGCTGTCATTCTGCCTGCTCTGAAATAGTATGTATTGCCAGATGTTGCTCCTAACTCTTGAGCTTGATATGGACTAATAAAAGGATAAGCTAAACTACCATCAGCAAATCTTCCAAAAACAGAAGCTGCTTGAGTTTTATAGTTAGTATAAATTTCTGTTGGTGATAATGGTCTGTTATAAATTCTTATAGCACTTATGCTGCCATTAAGATAATAAGCTCGACCACCATTGAATCCACCAAATGCACCTATTGAACAACCATTCGTATTTGTTTGAATTGTTCCTGTTTGAGTATCTGATGCTGCAAGAATACTATTAAAATAAACACGCCTATTACCACTCGTAAAAGTTCCAACTATATGGTTCCATACGTTAGTAGATATGGAGCTATATGGAACTCTCATATCACTATAGGGACTAAAATTTTGTCTAAAAACTACAGAGCCATCAGACTGTTCAAAGAATAAACTATATTGAGTATTAACATTACCTTTTTCAAAAATAAATCCATTCTGAGCTAAAGAAGGAACATTTACCCAAGATTCAATTGTGAGTGTTTGTGTGTTAAGTCTGGATAGTTCGGGAATAATTATAACAGTATCATTTCCATTAAATGTAAATTTATTAGTTGCAAAAATAGGATTATTTACTAATTGTGCTGCATCAGTAGAAGTGCTTGTTGAAATATCCTTCCAAGTGGTTTTACCTGCATTGAACGAATTAGGGTTGCTGGCATCCAAATATAACTGCAAGCCATCTCTTACTATTCTAGGGCCAGCAAAACCATAACTGGTAGCCATATCAACACTCCACTTGCAATTGAGGTATATCTTTTCTTATGGCTGTGAACGACCAGAAGAATTTGTATTCTCCTTTGTCAAATAGCTTCTTCTCACACTTGACTGTGAAGGTATTGTTGCTCACATCTATATCATCCACAAACAATGTTTTGTTGTGTTGATAATTGGTCAATTGAATATTCACACCTTCTTGATGCACCAAGCTAAAAATATAATCTGGAAGAGGCACCACTACTGAATCACCACTCTTTACAGACCCGCTGCCAGTGAGACGAACACCATGATAAGGAGATTCCAAGCTTCCATATTGCAAATGCATGCCAGGTTTGGTAGGATGTTGAATATAAAATGACTTGGTTGCTGCTGCTACATGGTTGAAATATCCAATAGCTGAAGCACTGATATTACCAGTTACAGTTAAAGAACCAGTCATGATATCACCAGACAATTTTACAAAGTTTGTATTTACATAGGAAACACTGACACCAGAGAGATAGTTGCTGCTATTTGATATAAGATTGGTGTATGCAGTATTCCATTGATTGCTATTACCACCTGATGCTGTAATAACACCGTTAACATGTAGTTTAGTTGCAGGAGTTGTTTGACTAATACCTACGTTTCCATTTGAATGAATAATTAATTGTTGGTCAAAATAACTATTATCGTTAATTGACATCCAAGTGGCCCCTGGTGCACCTCTGACCATGAATACATAATTTCCTGCATTAGAAGCTGTTCTTTTGAATCTCAAGAGAGGATCAGACACATCCGCCGCTTGCACTGTAAATAATTCTGGGTACCCTATTCCTGAATTATCTAAGATAAACAGTTTTGGATTTAATGCCGGTGCTCCGGTGTTGTTATTTAAAATTTGCACAAATGCCGACGACAAACCAGTCGCACTTAAGCCCCCGGTCATAACATCACCAGATAATTTTACAAAGTTTGTATTTACATATGAAACGCTGGCGCCGGAAAGATAGTTGCTACTATTTGATACAAGATTGGTGTACGCTGTATCCCAATTGGCGCTGTTGGTGCTGACATTGGCATAAGTCCTCTGCCAGCTGCCTGTGATTTGTTGAATGTTGGTAACTCTATCGGCTACTGCTCCGATGTCGGCAGACTCCTCCCAAGTTGCCGAGAAATTCCTTACAGTTGTGTAAACATCTGTCCAATTAGCACTGTTAGTATTGGTAGTGGTCCAGTTGGAGTTCCATTTATTACTATTACCGCCTAATACTGTGATAACACCATTACTACTAATAGCACCATTGACTGTTAATTCAGCTGATGGGAAGCTTGTGTTTATACCTACTTGACCCAAAGGATTCCCACCGCCTTGTGCATTTCCAACATGCAGTACTTCTACACCGTCTCCATCATAAAAACTAGCCACATCATAGGGGCCGGCAGCTTGATACACATACAATGCAGGTCCTGGTCCGAGATTAACAACACTCAAAGCACTAGTAGTAGTGAAGATAGTATTCTTAAATGTACTGGAGCCTAGGGCAGTTAAGTTACCTTGTATAGTTACATTTTGACTGAATGTTGTGTTTTGGTTGGTATAAGCAATATTGCTCGGTATACCTGTGTATGCTGTTGTTTGTGTGGTGTTGTCTGGGAATGTTATCCGCGGACCTGATTCAGATGTACCAAAGGTCCATCCGCTAAAAGATGCAAGGGTGATCCCGTCTGTGGTGTTGCTAACTTTTGTTCCAATACGAACATCATTGTCGGGATACCCCCTAGCTTCAACTAGAATTTGACTTGTTAGTGTTGGTCCAGACTCGCTTAAACTATTGAAAACTTCATATGCAATGGCGGACCTGTTGCTTTCTACATCAACTCGGCCACCGGTTGCAAGAACTGAATCACCAACAGTATTTGTAGTTCCATTTGAGATAGAAGTTTTTGATCCAGACACTGCAATTTCACTTCCTACAA